GACTAACGGAGGGATGGGGGGATTTCCCAGCTAGGGTAGAAAAACGCCCATCTCCTGTCCCCAATGCTGGCTCTTTTCCGTATGAAAGCTTCCGTCTTATCCGGTTCTGAGAAGATAAGCTGAGTGTGCAGGCCAGGGCGGTCAACGTAATCCTGGAAGAAGGCGACGGCAAGATTTGGAGGCAATTTGTAGGCTGTCGGGAGTCGCATAAACCCATTTCACTGTGAAAAAATTGAAACGAAAAACCTCAAAAACGTGGGGAAAACGCGATTTCTAACCGGCGTCGGTTATTCCTATACCTATCTCGGCTTGCATCCAAATTTCATCCGGCCAAACCGGGCAAGCCAAATGAGTTCTGGATATTGTCGATGAATACGTTGGGAATCTGACTTCCGTTTCCGGCGTGACGTGATTGGGAACCTTCATCTCAAATCGTTCCTTGGGTTATGGAACCGGGGAAACCGGGATCTCCAAGGATAGTCTTTTCCCTGAGCCCGGTCATAAAGGACCAACCCTTGGCACCCCACTTGAACAACCATAGCCTCCACTCCGAAGAACCGCGTTTTGAGACAATTGGGGATTTCGAAGCTTTGAAGTCTTAATTTCATTAGTAGATTCGGCTCCTACGTTGAAATAAGAAAACCTTGGGGAAGCGGTAATTCGCTGAGAACCGAGGAGAGACCCTGGCGGTCAGAATATCAAACTCGTTTATGGGGAAAGAGCGGTCTTTAAGTCTCATTTCCGTACAACCAGTCTCTCGGGTGGAATTTTAGGGAGGGGGGTTCCGCCCTAAAGAAGTAACACAACTGAACGCATCGGATACAGATAAACTCTGGTTTGGAAATCCCCGCCCGCATTTTTGCTATTTTCGGTCGGAACCCCGGCATCCTCATTGTTCTCCTCCAGCAAGTTTCTCCTGGAGAAGCGAGATGTAGGTAGCGACGATTTCCTGGAATTCCTGCTTAACCTCGTTGGGACCATCGCAGATGAACTCAGCGAAATTCTCGTTTAGCTGATAGGCGAAAACCAGAGAACTTCTCCAGAGAAACCGGACGAATGGGCGTTCTGGAACCGGCTTAGTCTGAACGATTCCCGTAGCCCCCCGAGACTTGAACATCTCGACAAGGGCTTCGACATAGAGCATCGGAACTTCCACGGAAACTCCCTCTTTGTGTAGGTAGTGGATGGCGGCGGTGGTGATGAGATCACAGATTTTCGTCGGAGAAATCATCCCCCGAATTTCCGATTCCTTCCGATACTGCTCCCATAGCCAATCCGGCATCCAAACTGACCGTTTCCTCGCCCCCATTTGGCGCATCGCTTGTATCCTCAATAACAGCCAATTTGACTCCAAACATACGCTCGATTCGGGAGATCCACTCCTTCAAGGAAATCACCCTGGAAGCTTCTTTCAGATCGTTCCCGCAAACGAAATCCGCGCAGATGTACTCCAACTGCAATCCCGGAATCTCCGAGCCCGTAGCCTCCTTGGCAATCGTCATGGCTTGATCGCAGACTTCGGTTTGCAGGGGGGTCAGGGGAACGGAGAATTTCTTTTGCCGCTCTTTGGTCTCCGGTGTTCCCCGGAGTTCCTTCACCCACTGGGTAATCTCTTTCTGAGTCATCCCACGGGCTTTCTCCAGGTAATCGGCGGCGTTCTCCCGGTTGATTACCGGAACCAAGGCCCGCAGATGGAACCACGGAACGTCGGCTATATCCTCCGGTTGATAACCGAGGTTGACAACGTAGGTCTCGTAAACCCCGATCAGAGCGGCGCTGGTAGACTTGCCGTATCCGAATTCCGAATGAATGTACTCGTCGAAGGACGCAAATCCAGATCCGTCGGCCTTGGAGAGTTCTCGCCAGTATTCCTCTTTTCGAATCTCAAACCACGCTGTAGCCAGCATGATTTTAGCCTTGTCGCCCATGCCCTTAATGGCTTTGGCGAAATCGAGCACGGCGCGGGGGCGGGCCTCGGCTGAAACTTGAGTCGGGTAGGCAATCGAAATTTCGTTAATCATCGCTTGATTCTCCAAAAAAGACGGTGTGAATAGTGTGAGGGACAGGCTACAGTTCCTAGACCGCGAAATTGAATAGCGGTTAGATATTGAACTGCGTAGGCAGGAAGACAGACAGGAAGATCGAGGAACTTGAGCGGAATAGGATCAATCGGCTCGTTTTTATCGAGAACCACGCAATTTCTCCAGGATCTCTATTACGAAGTCGGGGCGGTCTTGAACGGTGAAAGCGGGAAAGTATAGCCCTCTCCAGCCTAAGAGTACGAGGGCATTGTGCTTTTGCCAATCTCGGATAGCGCCTTTCCCTGAATGCCCGTAACCGTGTCCTTGAACTTCTATGAAAATCTTGTCGGGGAAACTGAAATCAAGTCGCCAGTCCTTGTAGCCGGATTTGGCTAGTCGATCTCGCAATCCCGGACCAGAACCGACCATCTCTGCAAAAACACGGTGCTGCGGAGTGAATAATATATTACGCTCGTTAAGAGCGGAAGCAAGGGATTCTTCGGCGGTTTTTTTCGTTTTTTTCATGCTGGAGGGAACAAGCCTTGGCTATACCAAACGTTGTCGAGGATAGGATTACCGATGGCGCGGGATATTGCTCCGTAAGGTCCAATGCCGAACCACGCAAATATTACGGCATCAAATTCCGAGAGACCCGAGAACGAATTGAGATCCTGAACTTCGAAATCCAGATGCTTTACTCTAGACATACTTAGTCCTCAGTAAAAAGGACAGCAAAGGTGGGAGTCGGGCCGCCGCAGGGTATACCAGAAACGGAACGATGAAATCGTCGCATTCGCAATATCCGGCAAAAAATCGGATAGGAGTAGAGATGGAGAATTCGGGAAGATCAAGACGCATAGTATTTTGCCAAAATGCCCACGAAAGAAACCCACTGAGCTCCGGGTGAAATCATAAATGGGACAATAAACGAGTCGTATTGGGAATATCCGGCGAAGCGGCGTTTTTCTATCCTAGCGTATAAGCTAGGCGATTCAATTCTCAAAGGTTACCTCCGAAAACTTGCTTCTCAAAGCGTAGGGGCATCCGTCCGAATGGAAGAACGCCGCGAAAATCACCCCGTCCATCTGATCGTACCCTTTCAAAGAAGCCCGAAGAGAACCTAGCCAATTTTTAGCTAGTCCGTGACACTTAAACCAATATCTGGTGCTTGGGTTTCCTATTACCATACGTCAAGATTGATAGCTCTGGGTAATCCGTTGAAGTCAAAGAACGCAACCGCGAGAACCCGGTCGAATGCGTGGTGCCCCGCGAATTTCGTCACGAATTCATCCGTGCCCCATAGCGGAATTAGGGGGAGCCGAGAGTTTATCACCATTTTTCACCGTTGATACATGAGATACCGCCCCACCGGACCAATAGTTGTGAACATGCAAGAAAAGATCCCGGAAGATAAGGGGGATTGGTTAAACGGAGCTATAACAGTATCGAATTCTCTATAACCTGCGAAATTTTGACCGATCAAAGCCCACTCCCCCCAACCGGGGCCGATGTTAGTAGTTTGAAGTATCATAGATAAATCTGGTACTCCTGGCTTTTAGATCAAGTGGTTCGTAAGGGCTTGTGAGGACTGGATCAAACTCGTAGTCGCCCGCGAAAACACCATAAAAGCTGCGGGGGAAGAAGCGGTTTCGAATAATTTCCAAAGGTGAAACTGGGAGTTTCATGTTCAACTCGCAAGTTAATCTCGGTCAAACCAAAAGCAGTTATCCGGGACGCCGGGAAACGCGGACAGTAGATTATTGGGGATGTGCATAACATGAGGTTGCCGGAGGAAGTTCACGATAATTTCGTCTAGATCCGCGAAACCCGCAAACATTGCGCAGTTAATCACGCACTTTTCGATAACTCGAAATCTTTGCCTCGGAAGATTCATGCTTCCCCCATAATCGCTTTTTCTATCATAAACGAAGGCATAGCCGCAACTGGACGATGAAATCGAAATGGAATGATAAACGAATCACACTGAGCGTACCCGGCAAAAAAGTCGAGAGCGAGGAAATCATCCTCAGCCAACGGACACGGGAGGATCATGTTATCTCCTTAAAAATGCAACTACCGGCGCAGTCCGCCCAAATAACGCGGTCGAAATCGTAATACCCTACGAGAAGAAAAAACAAGTCCAGATTCAATTCCGTCGGTAAATCTTGGGATTCGACTTTCACTCAGGCTACTCCGCATAATAATTTGGCTTGAGGCCGAACCACCAAGCGGCCTCGGCCCTTGCTCCTACGAAGGGGATCATAACCCAATCGAACTCAGCGAATCCGGCGAAGTTCTTGAAAGCGAGTACCGCAGCGTAGGCAGAGCAGGGGGTTTCCATCAACGGGAGAGCAGCCATATTTTTCCTTCGAATAGGAAACTAACACAGGTATCAATGTCGGTGGGAGAGATCCCGTTAGGAATGTACGCGGCAAAAATAACGGAATCGAATTCTTGCCGCCCCTTGAACTTGCCATAATACGGCACAATAGCAAACTTGTCTCGTCTAAGAATCACTCCCGGCCTCCGGAAACTCAGGGGGAGAGAAGATCAAGTCCAAATTTCGCAGAGGGTCCGCGCCTACAATCATCCTTCCCCTCCCCAGTCCACAGAAAAATGACGCAAAAATCACCGAGTCACAATCAAGATACCCAGCGAACTTGGTGTATCCCGCGTAAGGGGGGCGGGCGGCGTTATAAGCTGGTAACAGCATGATCTCTCCTAATTTCTGCGTTGTCAATCCCAAAGATCATAGTCGATGAATCGACTCGGAAGCGCTATCGGGTCGCCGTGTCGATAAGGAGAGGCTATTGCGTAGTCGAACTCAAAATTCCCCGCGAACCTAAAGAAGTCCTTAAAAATCTCCCTCATTTGTAGAACGCTCCCCGGAACCGTGGATCTCCGTTTCGAAAATTCAGGTTCTAGAAGCATAATCTCCCACCGAAAGTAAAGTTTCGGGAGAACCCTGTCCTCGACACTCGGATTCGAGCCTCGGGGTCGTCATACAAAAACGGAATTATCGCCTCGTCGAACTCCGTGTACCCGACGAAATTCGCGATGGCGTTAATCTTGCCGCCGCCGTATTCAATGTTGCTAACGACTCTCATAAATACTCCGAGAGACACAAAAAACCCCGGCCAAGTAGGGGTCTTGGCCGGGGGAGAGACTGCCGAAGTCCTAAGGACTACCGGCTTCCGGGCTAGTCGCGAGCACGCCGTTCGGCCTGTTCCTCGGCGTCCCAGTTTCGTTGGATCACAACCGCGCAGGTCATCTCGCCCTTGTAGACGTGATTCCCGTGCTCCGGGTGGGTCAACTCGGCTTGGCCGTTGGCGGTTTGGAACACCGGCCCGATGTAAGTCGGGTTGATATTCGCGCCGTTGGCTTGCCGGATCAACTCGACCACGCTGTCCGGGTCGCAGTCGTAGATGTTCCCGGTGCTCAGGACGTGGCGGGAACCCTGAGTGTCCCCTTCCGCCACTTGCCGGTTGGCCCGGACTTTCGCCTTCGCAGGCAAGCGGGGGATACGAACGACGATCACGTCGCCTTGATCCACAGCTTCCCCGATGCCCAACTGAGCCTCGGTGAACTCCACCGGCGCGTCGTTGTGCATCTTTTCGTGGTCTCCCGTAACTCGCGGGATGATCCGTTCTTTCGTCACTTCTTGAAGCATTCTAGCCTCCAGTACAAAAATCGAGAGCAATTAGAACGGTTTACTCTCCCACACCGTATTCGAAAAAGCCTTCCCTAGCTACGATGGATGGTGAAACGGTCGAGACCGTGACTCATCCAATCTTGTGCCGCCTGACAACTGTTGATTGTCATGGGCACTCCTAACGCATAGCGACGACCAGTGGAGGGATCGCTACAACAAAAGCGGCGGGTATCGGAATTCCGCATCTTGTACAGCACTTCCTCTTGGGCGTCCCGGTCATTGGTGCGGGAGTCAACGACTTCCGCGCCAGATTCCCGAAGATATCGTTCCCAACCGAACCGCTCGATCCGAATCCGACGGCGTTCTTCGTCCCGCTCCCGTTCAATCTGCTCGATTGTCTGAGTCTCGGGACGCATCACAATCTGCTCGTCCACCTCAACGCCGTGGATGGAGTAGAACTTGTGACCGTCGGCGTATGCCATCGCGGGACCGTCCTCGCAATGCAAACGGTAGTTGTCCGAACCGGGGGTCTTTTCGATCTTCCGCGTGGTGGCCCGTTCGCAGAAAATCACGAATTCCGTGTCGTCGAACCGGGGACCGCCGTTCAAGCAGAGACGCTCGTAAGCGTCGTACTTCTCCGGCTCGTTCGGCTGAACTCCCTTGATATCCCGGAGGAAGCTCATGTAGCAGCAATGGAATCCCCACTCGCTGCCACCGTTGTACCAATCCGGCCACCGCTGGCGGCACTTTTCCGCGTCGGAGTCGATCTTGTAGCCCGACTTCGGGAAAGTTTCCTTAATGAAATTGTTGGCCCATTCCAAGCCAGCTTTCCACGCCTTGTCCGGCGAGCAATCCCGGATATGCTCCAGCAAGCCGGGGGCGATGTTGGGGCATTCCCCGAATCGCCCGTCCTTGCCGAACTTCTCGTACATTGCCACGCTAATCGCGGTGACCACGATCCCGATCATCGCCGAAGGGGCGTAGAGGATCACTTCCGGACCGTCGTATCCGGCAGCTTTGTGGTAGTCGCGAATGGCTTTCGCGCACTCTTCCTTGTTGATCGGCTCGGTGGAAAGGATCACGTCGATCCACTTTTGGTTCCACCCCGGGAGAATGTCACGTTCTTCTTCCGGCGTAATTCGAATCTCGTCGCTCATTGTCTCTCCTGATCTTAATAGGGACTCTTAATGTTTCCCGGTACACCACAAGGATAGTCAATCAAATCGTAAAGGCAAGGAAAAAACCAAAAAAATCTCAAAAATCGCTTATTCGCAGGGGAAAACAACGAATTTCCGTTCCGGCTGCGCTTCGATTTGCTTGGCAACCCAAGCCTCAAAATCGCCGTCGAAGCTACCGGGGAACGTGCGATTTCGGATATGTCCCCAGCAATCCCGAGCGATGGATTTAGCGGTTTCCCACAGAGATTCCTCTCCGTGGTAGAAAAGAGTCCGGAAAGAGAAATCATCCCTATTGACGAGAATGAAGCAGGTTTCTTCCTTCTCAAGCAATTTCTGATAGACTGTTGCTTGCATACGATAGTCCACTGGGAGGGAATCCGGATGTTGCCACTCTTTGTAGTAGAATGAGTTGCAGACCTTGATTTCACCGTGGACTATGCCGTCAATCCCGAACTCTTGACCATGCAACAAACCATCGACTTTGCCCGAAAACCCAAAGTTCTGACAGAAAACTCGGGGTTCCTCCAATTGGGTTAGAACCTTTGAGCCGAATAGATGTTCCTGGATAATTCGGTGGACTACATTCCCAGTCTCTCCGTAAAGCCGCGATCTCCAGTTCTCCTTACGATGGCCCGGACTCCAATAGTCGATGATCCAGGTGGGGATATTGATTTTGCCGAGGCCGGAAACCCACAAGCTCTTGATCGGCCAGGGATCTCCCTCTCGGTCGAAAGAATCCAGCTTGCGCTCGAGCGCCGCCGCCGTAATCTTTGAGCGAACCCTCTTCGGTTTTTCCTGCGAAGGGAGACCGCTACTGAACAGTTTTTCGAAGTTCATCAAAAACTCCTAATGGTATTAGCACCCAAGTTTTCGGAGTGCCGAACTTCATAGAATGGAAAGTCACCGAGAAAGCGGGGTCTTTGTTCGTTTCCCTAGCCTCTTTCGTAATCTTCCTCAGATCTGACTGTGCGATTCGGTAAGTCAGATGCTCGGTTTCTTTGGACTCCAAAAGAAAATCAGGGAGAACTACGTCTCCCTTACGATTATCCAAAGCCCCGCTGTTGGGGGTAGGAATTCCCCCAAGATTTTTCGCCAGTTCCTTCTCCGTCTTTGCCGCGCGTTCCTTGGGAGTTTTCTTGCTGCCTAGTTGTCCTCGCATTATAGTGGCCCTGTATCTTCTGTCGAACCTCTCTTTTTTCCCAAAAGCCGGTAGACCGTTTTTTCAAGCAAATCAATCAAGAAAATGAGAAGTAACGCGGGACCAAGAAATAGTCCTCCGAGCCGCAAAAAATGTCCCAAAGCATAGCCAAAGAGAAGATAGATGTCTAGCGGATTTCCCATACCCCGGAAGTCGAGCCCGACCCATCCGGAATAGAACCCGAGAAATATCCCAGAAAACCATCCGACTGCCGCCATACCGGAGATAGCCAGAAAGATTATGAGGACATCGAGAAGTCGCTTCATTCGGAGTCCCTCGAACTGTCAAATTTGACGGCGCAAACATCCGGCTTCTCACTCAATCGAACGGCATACAGAGTCCCATAGCCGTATTGAGTAGAAAATCGGTTATCGCGGATAAATTCTCGGCATTGTTCGAGAGTTCCGCGCATCAGAGTCTTATCTTCTTTCGTCATCATCTTCTTTTTCTCCATGAATTTCCAAAAATCGCTCGATTTTCTCAATCTGCTTGATACATTCTCGGTGAAAATCGAGTTCGTCAATAACATCGAAAACTCGAAAAACAAGCAAGAACATAAGGCAAATTCCGATTGCCCATTTCTCTGGTCCTCCCCCGCAATAGTTCAAAATACCTGCGTAGAGGATCAACAAGGCGTCGGGAGCTATCTCACTGAGAACAGCTTTCACAGAATGTCCTCCCGGATTCCCAGAATTTCTTTCTCTTCGGGGGAAAGCTTGGCGAGAGCGGAAGCCTTGAGCATCTTTTCTCGCCTCGCCTCTTCTCTCTCCCGCTCTCTTTGCAGGTCGTCGGCTTGGTGGACCTCCCACCACTCCCTAGCCCATTTGGGGATTTCCTCCCCCTTGGAAATCAGGTCTTTACAACGGTCACAAGCCAATCGGGACATCGCGGCGTTAAACCGCTTGTCCCGCTCTACTTGCTGCCAACTCGGTCCGCCATCCATACAAGGCATAGTTATTCTCCAGAAAGGTAAGCCGGGCGGGATTCGAACCCGCAACCGACGGATTAGAAATCCGTTGCTCGATCCAATTAAGCTACCGGCTCATTCAAAATTCCGACGGCGCTTCAATCGTTTCTTGCGGTATTCCACGGACATTCCCAAAAGTCCGGCCAACAAGAAACAGACTCCCGCTACGGATAAAACGACCAAGAAGAACGCGGGGCCAATCCACAAAGGGCAGAGAACCCAAATCCAAGGCCAGTCAATGTACCCGGTGAGTTTCAGGGTGATAAAGACAATCCCCAAAAGACCCCAAAAGCCAATTCCCTCGTAAGACCGCGATTCACTCATTTTTCAGCCCCTCCCGAATGGACTTCTCGAAATCCTCACACTGAGCCAGCAAATCCCCGAGTTCTTGTCTGTCGTTTATCGACCACCCGGAGGGCGATTTCAAAACAATAAAAGGTTCCTCCCCCGGAAGTTGGTACTCAAACTCCACAAAGAGAGATTCCACGTCCTCTGTGGTCCCCAGTGTATTGCCCTCTTGAGTAAACTCAAAAGAGCACTTAGCTATGTTTATTTCTCGACTCATAGAGATCCAAAAGCTCCCGTTGTTTCTGAACGACCCGCGTAGCTAGATCAATAGTATTACAATTGAGCCAAGCGAACAAGGCTAAAAGCGAGATATTTACAAAACAAAATAGTTGAGTGACCCAAGGAACGGGGGAAAGGGGGACCGCCCAACAGGTGAACAAACCTGCGCCGCCCACTAATAGAATAGCCACTTTCTGGAAATCCGTATCGCTCATGCTTTTTCCCCTTTAAGGTTTTTCTCTACCCAATTCCGCATCCATCTCCAGCGCTTAAATCCGGCGTCCGGGTCGTCATGCCGCCAAACAGCCTCGTCGTTTTCGTACATGATTTCCCTAGCTAGGCATTCGGCGATTCCAGCGATATTCGCAACTACCTCGGACTCGTCAGGGTCGATTTTGGCTATCTGCTCAGGCGACATACCTCTAGCAACCAGAACGGAACCAATCGCGCAAACTTCCCCCTCCTCTGTTCGGAGGGACTCAGGGGCCAAATACTTATCCGGCATCGCGTCCAAAACTGCCGCCATTTCTTTCAAAAAAGCTTGGCCTCGTTTGCCGCGAATAGCGGATTTCACCATACCCCGCCAACGACCGGCAGCCAAATTATCGTCTAAATCGTCGCAATACCCGTGTCTGCTCATGTCGTCCTCTAGTAAACAAACCTTTCCCCCACCGCCCGCTGGTAAAGCTGGGTTGACTAGTCCATCTTCCCGAAACGTATTTCGGGAACATCCGTACACTACTTTCGCATCGCTTTGTCAAAGCTGTTTAGGCAATCCAACGCAAATACCGCGAGCAAAGCGATATGAGCAATGCACGCGGTCTGGCATAACCACGGCTTTGGGGCGACATCGACCAACAGGCATTGGAAAATCGCCATCGCCGCAGCGAGCAAGATCGCAACTTTCTGATACGCAGTTCCTATCACCCCCCCACCTCCGCCGCAAGTTCGCAGCCGGGCTTACAGCCGTTATGTTTCAACGCCCCACAGAACCGGCAGCAATAAAAATCAGATGCTATGACTTTTTTCCACTGGGCTTCTCGCAGCAACCTCAACCTCCTCTCGCTCTGTTCCATCACGCGGGCGAGTTCGGCCTCCGCCTTATCCGCTCGCTCGCACTCGGCAGCGTAGGCGTCAATCTGCCCCTGCCCATAGCCGGTCTTGCGGAGCATTTCATTGAGTCGGGCGATTTCATCTTCGAGTGACTCAACATTCGCTGCAATACACTCGCAGTCTTTGCAGTACATTCCACACTCAGGGCACTTATGAACCTGTGCCCGCAGTTCGGCGAGTTCGGATTCGAGAGCGGCGATACGCGGATCAAACACAGACCACCCTTGCAGGTTAGAGCAAGTCCCGCACTTTTCACATTTCAGCCGGTCGTGTTTGCACTCCACAAAACTGCGGAGACCCTCGACCAGTTCATTTTCAGCGTCCATCATTCCTCCAGCAGCTTGGCGAGTTGTCTAATGCACCCTAACAACGCTCGGCGTTTTTCGTCCGTAATGTCGGTTTGCCAATCCGACAAAGCACCCTTCCATTCCGCCACCAACTCCCTCACCGGCTCCAGGGCGGCTTTGCGTCCGGCATCAAATGCGTGCATCGACAACTCTTTGCGTTTGTAAAACCACGGCACGCTGCTTGAGTCGGGGTCGATATAACAACCGGTACTATCCCACCACTCCTCGAACCGCTCACGAAGTTTGCTCATTGGACGTTCCCCTTTATTACATTAACTGCGGCCTGCCAGCCGAGAATAAACGCGAGTTCTTCATCATCGGTCATCTTGACCCATCCGAGCCTCGCCCTGGCTTCTCGCCGCTGATCATCTGTCGGAATGCGGATAGCACTCAGTTCTGCCTTGAGCCTTCTAATCTGGTCTTTGCTGTTTTTGTTCGACGACTGATAAGCGTCCATCATTCCTCCAGCAGCTTGTTAGCCACTTGTAAGTTGTTCAAGCACCGCCTCGGCGGGTGTTTGGTTTAGATCGTAGTTTTGCCTGTAAGCCTCGCAATCAATTGATCGAAGGCTATCTTCGCTTCCGTCGGTTTTTCGCATCATCATTCCTCCAGCAGCTTGGCGAGTTCGTCGGCACGCTCCCAATCCTGAGGGTTGCCGGACAAGTTCCACCGCCCTATCAACTCCCTCACCGGCTCCAGGGCGGCTTGGTAGGCTTCCCAATCACATTGCGTTTCTGGGTCGGCATAATATCTCTCATTGGGAGCCCAGCGTCCCAAATTAGGATTCGCCCACTGGTCTTTCATCCACGCCTCGAACCGCTCACGAAGTTTGCTCATCTTCGCACTTCCGTGGTTGAACCAATTGAATCAACTTACCGCCACATTCTCTGTCATGTGCCTCTCGCCATTCTGGCGTTGCTTGCGTCGGCGTCCCCCAGGCTAGCCCGTGGTGCAACGCAAATCCCTGCCAGTTGCATTTATATCTCAGCGAGCAGCACCACACGCCAGGATGGTAAAATTCACTCACTCCCCACCCCCTGCGAGCTTGCGGGCGAGTGCTTCCATAGCTTTAAGAGCCTTGCCGAACTGCTCGTCCGCGTTCTTGTCCGAAACAAGTTTACTGGCTAATTCCACGACAACTTTTCTCGCCTCGCCGTACTCCCTCAGCACACGCTCCGCTTCGGATTCGGGGCGGGAGTTCCAGTGTCGTTCGGCTTCTTTTGCTCCATGCGAAGACGCGACGCGAACCCCGCACCCACGGCATTCGACCAAATGCAAATCGTCGCCGTCGTCCCCTAATCGCCGCGGATCGTCTCCACAAAACGGGCACGGCTTCAACTCACTGATCTTCGCTTCGTCGGGTTGTGATTTGCGAACCATCAACCGCACCTCTGCTTTGCTGTATAGGCACAATGCACACACGTTCATGCCGTGGCGGCTCGCGGCTGAACTGCTGCCGCACGATTCGCACACCGCTTCGTCGGGCACTCGGGCATTGACCAACCGCCCGCAAATAACACACGGTTCATCAACCGAATGAATGTAATTGCAGCATTGCCACGTCGTCGGCCCGCCGTCGTCTTTACTTTCGGTCATTGGTCGTCAGTCCTCATAAACTGATTCGCGTATTCGACACGCAACCGCTCAAACATGCCGTCGTGGTCTTGCGGATCGTTTTTCCATCGTGGAATCCAATATTCATCCGCCCACAACGACGAACCATCATGCCAGCACGGCCCGCCGACAAGCCAGCAGTCTTTGTGCGTCGGGGCGTCGTGTGAATCGCCGTATGGCTTGCGTCGGTGAATCTCGAATCCGCCGTGCGGACGCCGCTGTGAATCCTCCTTAGGCTCAGTAATATGCAGATGCAAGCCACCTGCCGCACCGACAACCGACCAAATATGGCACTTGTCGCCAAAGCGAATCGTCAATTCGTATTTCACTTGCAATTTAGGTTGGCTCATTCTTCCCCCTCCCAATCGACCAGCACTTGACCTTGAGCGTCCAGGCGGACGCGGCAGTAGTTATAAGATGTCGGATACGAGTTTGGCCTTACTACTGCAAATGTAGAAGTCCAATCGCTTAAAGCGGCCAACAATGTAGCCGGAAGCCATTCATCACTTCTATTATCCCTCACCTCGCACCGTGGCCGCAGTCGTGCCATTTCGTCGTTCGGATTCTCGCACCACGTCCAGGTCGGGCGGCGGATGATTACGGGGTAGCAGCACTGTGTTTTTGATACGGTAACCCTTGACAGCCCCTGCCCAGTTTCGTTCACGATACACTCGCCGAAATTAGCTTGGCGAAAGGCGACACGTTCAATTTCACAAAACGCATCTCGAATCTCTTTCAAAAGTTCAGGCGTCCCCCACAGCGGGCCGATGAAAACCAATTTCTCGCTCATTGCTCTCTCCTTTTTATCTCTTCTCTAATCAAATCCACCACGGTTCCAGTGATTCCCTTTCTCTCGGAATACGCCAGAGCGTTACGGAGATGAGGGAGCGTCATGTCTTTGGGTCGAAGTTTTTCCCCCGACGCCGTAACCCAGTAACACTCATTTTTCCGAACAAGGGATTGAGCTAGTCGCCTTCGGGAGATTTTTTCAAAGGCCAGTTCGCAAGCCAAAAGCTCCCGCTCAAGAGCAAAGTAATCAGAAATCTCAAGCTCCGGAGCTTCCGGGGGAATTTCCCCGGTGGTTTCGTCGAGGATTCCGCGTTCCATTGCCTCATCCCAGGTTATTTGTCCTGAGACGAAGCTGTGCAAATCGTTTTCTTCTTGCAGAGCGCGGTCGATTGCGTCATCAGCGAATTCGCCCACTTGCCGCCTCCGATACGCGAGATTCATGCTGCCACTGGTCGAAATCCACCTCGTTCATACCCTCGGTGCCGTCGAGTTTCAGAACTTTGGCTCGTACCGCCCACTCGAATCGCCCCTTCCAATCGAACCGTCCAAAGATCCTTGTGATTTTGCCCTTTTTTCCTCTAAAGGAATGGGAAGCGAGGGTCGCGATATCCCCCACCTTGAAGGGGCAGATAGCTTCTGCTTCCGCCTGTACCAACAAATTCCGCTCCTCTTTCAAGCGGTCGATTTCGGCGTCGAGTTCTTTGATTCGCTCCAGATTGCTCATCCTTATTCTCCTTTGATTCCCGCTTCGTCAAGAACATCCAAAATCTTCGAAACCACGCTGGGAGGGAGATTTCGCAGTCGAAAGCTCTTCGACTGAAAGAGCCGGCTTTGCAACTCGAAGAAGTTATCCCCCTCCAGCATCTTTTGTCGATAGTTTTCCTCGGAGGGATAGATATCGAATCCCACTTGATTCATTCGAGCGTTAAGCCCTTCGGCGTGATGACTCTCCCCATTGGTCAGGAGAAAAGCGTGATCCATCCAACCAAGCTTAAAGTAACCGTATTTCCTTCCGACAGCGGAGATCTCGACATACCGAGGATTTCCCCCAAACCGGCGTTGGGGAGCCATGTAAACTTTGTCGCCGACTTTCAGATTTTTGAACATAGCTCCCTTTCGGGTCAATTTGACCAGTCCACTTTTTTGTACGCGGAGTTCCGATGGTGATTCACACGCCCCTCATCTCGGTCAAAGGTTTTTACGAAGGTATGCTTCGCTTCTCCCCGTTTTTTGCGGGGCTGCCATTCCTCTAAGCACGTCCAGACGTTTCCAAGGCAGGCGTCGATAGCAACCCAGGCAACGTCTTTTATCTTGAACGATCTTTTCAGGTAGCGAGCGCACTTTTCAGCTTTCGAGTAGGAGTCCGTTTCGACATGGACCCAATAGTTGTGTTTTGTAACCAGTTGCACTCGAAATTCCATCTCAACTCCCACAAAAACATTCAACGACGAATGATACTCTTAATGTATTAAGAGTCAAGAGAGAATCCGAAATTTACTCGCCATCTTCTCCGGTTCCGTCGCAATTAGGGCAAATTCCCTTACCGCTGCATTCCTGGCAATTTCCAGTTCCGTGACAAAAAACGCAATGGGGAACCTTCTCTAAGACGGGTTCCGCCAATTGTCTCAAAGTCAGAAGATTTTTACGTTCGGCGGAGCGGGGCTTGGACTTTTCCAACATCTTATCGAGAGTTTCGAAGAACAATTTTTTCGTGGTCATTTTACGTCCTTTCTTTGTGGTTTTCGTCGAGACTGGTCATCGCGTGAAGATTCGATAGCTCGCCCTTGCCGGGCGGCGCGGGATCTGGCTCTTTCGCGACTCTCCGGATCTCCAGCATCATAAGTGTAACAAGTTCCCTCCGGACCCCAGCGGAAGCCCCGCCGTCCGCCCGAACTACAGGGTTGTACTGGCATCTGCATTCTCCAGGATAGGTTCCAGGTAAGGAGGAGAGTAGGTCGGGGGTTTGATCCATTTTCCCCCCTCGTCCCGGTGCCCTCCGACTTTGCTCATGTTCGAACGATGGATTTCATCGAAAATCTGGTCGGTTGGCAAGCCGCAGCTTACCGCCGTCCCGAGAACGACGTACATCAAATCCCCGAGGGCGTCCGCCACTTCCACGATATCGTGGTTGTCGAAAGCTTCTTGAAGTTCTTCAAGCTCCTCCTTGATAAGCCGAACGCGGAGTTGCACCGTTTGAGAATCCGGAATTCCGGGTCGTTCCCGGACAACCAGCCCGAAAGTCTCATGGAATTCCTTAACCATTTCTTGTTCGCGCATCGAATACTCCTAAAAACTTGCCTTTTGAGTGTTCTGGGATGAGAGTTTCCGGCTGGGGGAAGTTGAACGGCTCCTTAGTAAGATCCAAAGCCCTGTATCCGGCAGACGGCTTATCCATCCGTTTCGAGTTGTCCGCTCCCGGATAAGTGGTGGAAATGAACCAGTCGCACCGAGTTTTCCGCAAAACTTGCAGAATCATCTCGTTTGGAAGATGGATAAAGACATCTCTTGCAACGACGATCTCTGCGGTAAATTGACGCACATCCAGAATGTTAGACTCGGTGCAATCATAAGCTTCCCATGAAGGATGGGATTTGATATCAAAACCTCGATATTGCGCACCGGATTGAAAGAGGGCATGGCGGGCAAAGTTCAGATCTCCACAGCCCAATTCGATTATGACAGAGGGATTCTTCTCTTTGAGAATAGCGGGAAGTCGGGCAATAACTTCCTGCATATTGCAAACTTTCGACCCGGCCCCGCAGCGAGTTTCGTCCCCACCCCCGAACCAATCAGTCGGAAACTTTTCCATGTTTTTCCTTCAACTTCTTGAAAATCACGCCTTTCGGATGCCGATTAGACCCCCTAATCGGGGATCTCTTACGGTAGATGTAGATGGGATCTTGGATATTCGCGATTTCGCTCGACGATAGGACTTTCAAGAGCGGGAACATCAAAGCCACGTCGGTACACACTCTCAGCCACTTGTTGTCCAATACAAAGTGAGATTCCTTGAGATGCGGCAACAGAGAAGTATGGAAAGTTCGGAGAGGGGGAGCTTTGAAGTTCTTATCTTCCAGAAAGGAATTGTCGTCTATTTGCTCAGGAGTGTACCATCGAGGATGCCCGCCTCCGATTCCCTTATGACGCGCCCACCCTCCCAGTGTCATTTTGAATCCCTGTTCATAGTAAGGAGCTACGATGGAAAAGGCATCTCTCCTCAGATAATCGTCGAGATCCAGTTGAACGGCAACGCCGGGTCCGGAAATTTCTTGAATCAAATCCCAGCGAGACTTAGCCGCGCCTAGATTGGCTTTTGTCCGGGAAGCATGAATTCGGGGATCTTCTTTAGCCAATCTCTCAAGTTTCCCAAACGTGGCGTCGGAAGATCCGTCATCCCGGACAAAGGCTTCCCATTCCTCTGTCTGGGAGTACAAAGAACTGTACCAGTCATCGACGAATTTCTCACAGTTTAACCCGCAAGAAATTACGAAGAATTTCATCGAAAGTCCTCTAGGTTAAGAGAGATTCGGTGACCCATCGGCTTCTTAGTGAAGATGTTGGAGTCGTGGATTACCTGGAGACCGCCGATTTTTGGTATCCTAATCTGCTTAGAGAACAGCTTACAAATTGCGGCGTGAGAGGCTGAATAGCAATGCCGCTGCCGAGTAGAATGAATCACCGAAACAAACTGGGAATTGTTCAGGGGCCGAAGGACTTTGCGGAATTCTCCAGTCTGGATATCTATCTGCGCGGTATCCCAATCAACCAAAACTGGATGGGGCTTCTTAACGAAATCCGCTTTTCTCCGGAGACCTGTCCAAGTTTCGTAGAGAGTTTTCACGAAATCCCGACAAAGCATATCGTCACTGTCCATCCGGGTAGTGATCGAACCCTCAGGAAATTCGTAATCCTGGATGGGACTGAAAGAGACTTCGGCAAATTCTTTCAGATACCGAAGGATTTCCAGGGAGGTGTCTTTGTGGCAAGCAAAAACGGCGATAAAATCCTTGCGGGTTTGTTTCTCCAGAGAGGGTCTCATGTACTCTCGAACAAGGGAGAGTCGGCGGTTTACCCATTCCTCGTTCAACCAGAGCGCCTTAGCGGCCTGAACCCTATCCGTTGGGATAGAGTTGAAACGAGTTAGGATGTAATGCGACACTAGATTTTCTCTAACTCGAAAACATGCCGAACGAAGTGAGAAATTTGGACCGTTCCGAGAAACTTTCGAATGTGGTAGTTTTGTTGAGGCACCGGATTTCCCGTCCCCAAAACCTCGAAAACTCGGAGATCGCTGGGAACCGCCTCGGAATCAACCATAGCCCAAAGTACCAACTTCCCCCGCTGTTCTCCGACGCTGAGAATTTGAGCGCCGGGGGGAAAATGAATTGTCTGAACGTCGGTTACTTCTAGTTCGTACTTCCAAATCTTCGTCATCCTATCCCTTTCGATAGTACCGTTTTTCCTCGACGGGTTGATTGGCCTCTTCGTTGATTCGCTTTTTCATGGAATGCCGGAGAGAGTTGAAAAAGACGATCATCTTAGAGCGGAACGCGATTCCCTCAGCCGGGAGGTTATTGTCGTGGCCGATTCGGATTTCGTTCTCCAAATCCCAGAGAACTTTGTTGATAGCCAGGATGGAGAGGGTGTTTTTATCGAGCGGGAAATTGACCGCCTCCCCCTGTTCCAGTTCGATGTTTCGAATGACGTTGATTGAAAGCCGGTCCCAAAACTCGCCCTGAGTGACCTCCCGAGCGGCCCGGATCAACTTGGGCTCTTGTTGCGCAGCTTCTTCGGGAATCGGCGGAAGCTCGGCTTGATCGGACGTGACCGTTACTTTGTTAGACATGCACTTCTCCTGCGGCACAGATCCGCGTAATGGTATTGAGATTGATTGTCCGGTAGGCGGCTTTCTCCATATCGAAAACCGTGACCAAATCGTAGTCAGCCGGGTTGTAAGCCATGCCCACACCCTTCACCCCCTTCTTAACCTGTCGGCGGCAAAGCATTCGTCGCTCAGTTCCGTCCTTCTTTGTGAAGGTGACGCAGAAAACTCGCCCACCTTGGGCCGAGATCAACTTCTTGGCTTCTTCTTTATCCATCTTGAATCTCCAAATCTTCTCCTCGGCGGACTGCGGAAAGAACTCGAACAAGCGATAGAGCTAGCTCCTGAGAGAGTGACTCCGCTTCCGAGGAGTTCACCAAAACTTCCAAGAGTTGCACCAAATTTTTCCTAGGGACTTTAGCCATAATCCTTCCGTCCTGTTACCGAGAAAATTTCGGAAGGGCGAAAGAAACCTTTAGTTTTTCCAGCTTCGCCAGACTCTTTTTGAGAGACCGGATCTTAGCCAGTCTCCGCTTCTCCACGTCGGCGAGTGCTTCGGATTCGGTCAAAAAGAAATCTTTGCCGATCCGATGGTACTGGTCGAAACAACCGGGGAGACGGATAACAACGAAAGTGCTATCTGACGGAGTGGGAGTGTACTCCAACGCCTCGATTAGCCCTTTAGTTAAAGAGTATCTTGTCCGATAACCGATTTTGGGTTCGCCCATAAATCCTCCAGTGACTCATCTTATTCCCCACCCTCGGAGAATCAAGTGGCTCCGTTGAACTTTCGCATCAATTTTTCAACGTCTTGCCATTCCGCACGATCATTGAAGATCCAAACCGGCCCCTCGAAATTGAAGAGGCTTTTGATTAAGAGCTTCATTCGAACAATCTCGAACCAGAAATGCTCGTAGTCGAAACTGCTCTTGCGCAGGGCCGAGTAAATGTCCCACCGAACCGCTTTTTCGGAACTCGGCGGGACAATTTTTCCGTCCTTGTCTCGGGCGGAAGCGCCGCGAGTCCACGTCTTTTCATTCAGTCTTAGCATTCTTCATCACCTCGGCTACTTTCTTCCAGACTCCGGCCAAATAGGCAGGGTCGTTGTAAAGTTTGTCCTTGAAATCACCTTGAACACGAAACGATTCGTCACCAAACTTCCATCCGGAATCGTCCTTAAAGAGAAGCCCGCTATCTCGGGCGTCCTTAAACACGGAACCGGCGTTATCGACTTCTCCTTGACGGAGCTTGTCTGTATCAATGATCGCCATCTCAAACGTGAAATTACGCTTGGGCGGCGCAGTTTTGTTCTTCTGCGTGATGCCCTTGAAAGTCGCCATGCCGTAGGACTTTTCGGCGTCACTCTCCACCTTAGCCGGGCTCATCCGGAGAATGGTGGAAGAGTACATCAACTGCGCTTTTCCTCCGGGAATTACGTTGGGATCTCCATACATTACCCCGATTTTCTCCCGCAGTTGGTTGATCGCAATGAGGGTGGGAATTTTCCAAGGAGTGTCCTTCAATTTCGACTCAATCGAAATCCGGGTGCTCGTCCATCGCCGGTAGCCGTCGTTGAGAATTCGAGCGCGGTCTCCCATGTAAGAGTCCGACGCTGATTGCTCCAAGACCTTCAAACTAGCGGTGCTCTCCAAGCTGTCGATAATGATTAACCCGAACTCGCCGGAGAGTAGGGCGTTATTAACGACATCCACCATAGCATGTCCGTCCGACAAGCCGACGATCTCATTCCCCGGCCTTTCTATGTCAAATCCATGCTTCTCTGCCCATACCGAATCCATAGAGAATTCTTGGTCACAGATCAAAACAGGCATCGGATTGGAATACGATAAGTCCAATTCTCCGGTGTCCCAATTGATCTTGTTAGCTTCTGCGGCAGATTTCAAAACAATTGTACTTTTCCCAGTTGATTCATACCCCACAATGAGATGGAATTTGCCGGTTGCCCACCCGCCCCCGGTAGCTCGGTCGAGCGCGTAAATACCCGTTGAAAGTCTCCCGGGAGTAGACGCCCCGAAGCTAACTTTGTCTCCGAAAGCTTTTTTGACAGATTCTCGCCAGTTCCCAACTTCGTCAGTTTGATCTTTTACCATGATTATTCCTAATAGGAGTAGTTAGTGCTTTTTGAAAATCCCAGCCAGCTTTTATTCGACGCCAAAACGATTTATACGGAATCCCAGCTTCCAATGCCCACTGTTTTAGATTTTGACTTCTTCCTTCAAACTCGACTAGGACATTCGTAACCCTGTTGTTCTGTTGTTCTTTTTGAGTCGCCCAACGGCAATTTTCTGGGAAGTATCCAAGATTTCGGTCTATCCGATCAATTGTATGCTTTTGCGTGGGTTTGACTCCCATGTCTGAAAAGAAATTCTCAAAAGAGTTAGACCATCGCTCGCATACGGTTATCCCTCTACCTCCGTAAAGATGATATCGGTTGTTCTTGGGATTGTTACACCGCTCCCGCATTTTTACCCAAGATTTCCACTCCGAGGTATACCGCATTCCGTGTTTATAATTCATTAAGGGAATCTCGCCATTCGGTAAGATCACGCTTTTCTGACATCGGCTTTCTCCAATCGTTTTTCAATCAACTTGACATAATCGGGGTTTAATTCAATCCCCACGGCATTTCTGTTGTTTTGTAAGGCTACTTGGATCGTAGTCCCGCTTCCGACAAAAGGATCGAGAACTGTCCCATTCTCGGGGCATCCGGCTAAAATGCAAGGCAGAATAAGCTCGGGAGGGAAAGTGGCAAAGTGTGCCCCCTTGAAGGGTTTAGACGTAACCGTCCAAACGGATCTCTTATTTCTCTTGCCGTCGCCGGGAATTCCTGCCCGCCCCCCATCGTTCCTATCCCCATTAGCCCCAGACTTCTCGGCTAAACTCCCGTTAAATTTTCCAGGCGTTCCTGCTGGCTCGGAAATCGCGTCCTTGTCAAAGTAGTACCTCGGACCCTTCGACAGCAAAAAAATGTACTCGTGCGCCTTCGTACACCTATCTCGCACACTTTCTGGCATCGGGCTCGGCTTGTTCCAGATAATGTCCTGGCGGAGATACCACCCATCGGATTGCAGGGCGAACGCAACTCGCCAGGGAATGCCGATTAAGTCTTTCGGTTTGAGGCCAGGGACATTAGCGCCAGATCGTGAAATTCCACGATGCCGAGCAAGATCGGCCTGCTTTCCACCGCCAGAGTGACCACCGTTTCTACCTGCGTTGTAACTATCCCCCAAATTCAGCCACAAAGTCCCGTCATCCCGCAATACCCGCCGAACACTCCTAAATACCTCCACCAACTTCCCAACATACTCGTCAGGAGTCTCCTCAAGACCGATCTGTCCCGTAACCCCATAGTCTCGCAATCCAAAGTACGGCGGACTCGTCACACAACAATGTACGGAGTTATCAGGCAGTTCTTTAATTTTCTCAAGAACATCGCCGACGAGAACTTGGTATCCCACTAGTCCCTCAGTTTCATATCTTCGGTTTTTCGAACAGTCCAACAGCTTCCCCTTTTCTTCACTACGCCTTTGGGGAAACTCCCGTCAACAGCTTTTACTACATCCGGCCAGCCGGTCCCGTAGTCGTGACCGGCCATCCATCCCCCGGGTTTGACCTTCGGGAACCACGCTCGGATATCCGCTCTAACGGCGTTGAGCGTGTGCTCCATGTCGATGAACATCACGTCAATGCTATTATCCGCAAAATCGGGGGCGGCTTCCAGAGAAGTTTTTCGAATTGGCGTGAATTTCCGCTCTCCCATGTTCTCAAGGAACATAGCGTAAACGTCATTCGTAACAGCCAGCTTGTGGAAAGTTTCAAGCTCGTTCACCGAACCCTTCCAGGTATCTACGATGAAAATTTGTGCGTTGGGCCGGATCTCCGCAGCTTTATCGCATAGATAAGAACTGCTTTTCCCTAACCAAGCGCCGCCCTCCACAAAAACACCGTTTTCCGGCATCTCTTGTAGAAGGAAATCAAACACTTGCGGGTAGTCAAACCAACCGCCGATTTGTGAAGTCGGTTTCATTTCACACTCGCAAAAATCTGAGGATATTTCTCGGAGAGAAACTTGTAAAAACTCTCGCAGTCCTTCTCCATGCGGGCCTCGGCAGTAGCCGCGCAGAACTTCATTGCATTCTCCATCTCTTGTGGATCGAGATAGCAAGGTACGGAAACGAAACAGCCTATCTTCAAACTGTTGTAATTTCCTAAATTTTTCGTAACTGCGCGATCCGCCGAAACAGTAGCCGTGGGAACGCCCTCCATATTCGGCAGAGAGATCTTCTCCACTGTTTCTACGTCCTGAATAATAGTCCCCGAGGACGAGAATACTCGGCTAACCGAGATAACAGACTGGCGACTTTCAACAGATTTACAGCACTTACTCATAGCGAAAACTCCTTCAATCGAGTGTCCATCAAATATTCCAGGTATTCGTAATCGTCGTCCTCCCCTCCATAGGAGCCATTGGTATACGCCCAATGGAGAATTACGTCCTGGATCAAACTTTTCCGCACTCCCTTTAACCAATCGTCCCGCTTAACTTCTTTGGGGACAACTCCCGCAATAACAAGCGTGTCGAGGGATGACATATAAAGAGAGTGCTCCGGTTGTCCTTCCTTGATTTTTTCGTCCGATTCCTCGTCAATTTCTTCCTCGTCCATGTCCAGGACAATTCCCGTAACGTGATCGCCGGGTACGATGATCGCGAGAAGATACTCGTTCTGCAATCCCAGAATCTTGATAGCATCGTCCAAAGTGGAAACCACAAGCCGGGGGATCTCAGGGTCTACCAGAGCCTCCGGAAGCTTGCTGCGGACGATTTTGATTGTGTAGTTCTTACGATGGATTACCATCTCAGATTCGCTGGAAACCGAGTCGGACATAATGATTCTCCCGTTTGCGGTATAACGCGGCGCAGTAAAAACTGCCCGCGATAATTGGATCAATCACAAGAGCGAAATCCTTGCCAGGATACGCTCGCCCCACTCTCCCGACGATTTGCTCGGGGTCCGTGCAGGGCGTGGCGAGAATCACGGTGTCGAGTCGGGGAATATCAGACCCTTCTCCGATTTTCCCCGCCGTGGCAAGAATAACTTTCGCTTCGGAAGCCCGTTCCAAATCTTGTTGGGATACCTTCTTTCCCTTCCACGTTCCTACATAAATTCCCGGAGTAACCCCCCTGAGTCGCAAAAGAGAGTCGAGTCTCTCAAGTTGTTCAAGCCGGTGGGAAACGACTAGAATATTCCGGGTGGCGATTCCCCCCAAAACGGTCTCTACGAGCCAATTGTTGTACCCCTCATTCCGAGCGATGGCGGTCAAGCAACGAACGTGGTTGATCTCTCCCCGAAACATGAAATCTCGGTCGGTGAGGGTTGTTTGGAGAGAAATAGGTTGGTACTGGAATTGAACGTCGTTCTTCTGCCCCTCGCAGATCTTATCTGAGATATGGAATTCCCACATCTTCTCCATGCCGTCTTTTCGACGCCAAGTGGCGGATACCGCAAGTCGGTATCGAGCGGGAAGTTTGGAAATCACCCGAACGAAAGTGTCGCAGGGCATTCGGTGCCCCTCATCGCATATTACAAATCCGAAGTACCGCCAGAAACTCTCGGGGAGCCGGTCCATTCTGGCGTTGAGCGTTTGCACCGTGGCTATGGTAACTTCATGCTCGTAATCCAGCCGATCTTCCTGAACATGCCCCGCCTCTAATCCGAAGAAAGTTCTGGCTGTGGCTTTCCACTGGTCAATCAGATCTTCTTTGTTTACCAAGACCAGAGTAGAAGTCTGTAGCCTGGAAGCTACAGATAGCGAAACAACTGTCTTTCCAAAACCTGGAGGTGCCGCGATGAGACAGCCGCCGTTCGCAAGTACATTCCTACAAGAGCATTCCACAACTTCCTGTTGGTTGTATCTCCAGGTGAGTCGGGGAACCGGCCAATCCACTCTGGGACAGAGAGTGGAATCAAGTCCTGTAAAACCTCGTTGCTTAGCCCATGCTCTCGGAAGTCCAATCTTGCCATCTTTATTCACCCAAGCATCGCGTACAAGAAGTCCTGTGTGAACGACGGCGGATAGCCGTAATTCATTAAACACGGAATCGGGCAACTTCTGAGTTGTCCACAGCATTGAATCAATTTCGTTCATTAAGCCACTCGGCCTTTAGAAGCTAAGAAATCGGCGCGGTCGTTATAGGAGTTGCCGGAGTGTCCGCGAATCCAGGAAACCTTAAACCGCTCTACTTGTTCCAGGAGAGACTCAATGTGCTGCCAAAGATCCGAATTCGCAACGGGTTTCCCGCTGGAAGTTTTCCAGTCGTTCCTAGCCCACATCGCCGCCCACTCCACCATGCCTTGCTGGCAATACTGAGAGTCGGTCACGATTTCAAAGTAGGGAAGTTTTTCCCCTATTGAATATTCGATAGCTCTAATTATAGCTTGAAGTTCACAGCGATTGTTAGTAGTTCCGGTAAGTCTACCGTGTTTTTCGAAAATAACTTTGTCATTCTCGACAACGACAAACGCCCAACCGCCACGGCGAGACTTGGGAGAAAAAGCCCCATCCGTGTAAATCTTGGTATGACTCACTTAGCCTCACCCCACTTGGAAACAACTTTGATTTCAGCGCGAATCGGAATACCTAAGTCGATTGAATTTTCCATCGCTTCTCGTTTGATCTCAATCGTTTGGTCAATAAGGTCATTAGGGACTTCCGTAACAAGTTCGTCGTGAACCATGTTAATCAGCTTGACCCGGCCCCACAGCCCTGCCTCTCTGAGAAGCTTCCGGTATCTGACCATGCAAAGTTGCACCAGATGCACCGTGGATGCTTGGACCGGGAAATTGATAAGTTGTTTCAGGGAATGAGTTTGGAATTGCTTAATTTCATTCTTCGGGATTCTTCGTCGGCGTCCGAACAAGTCTCGGATTTCGCCGGTAGTTAGGAGTGTCCGGCGCATCGAACGATGCCACGCGGCAAGGGTTTTACGCCCCCGCATAATACGGTTGATAACCTCCTCGCACTCGTCCAGGCTCAAACGGGGGTGAAGTTCCTTCAAACGGATAGCCGACCCCGCGTATAGGACAAGAAAATTGATTTCCTTCCCATCTGCCCGAGTCATTCCAAGTTCTTTCGGGAGGTAGTCGAGAACTTGGGAGTGCAAATCGAGACCATGCCAAAACGCGGGATTCCCTTTCTTCCAAGCCCGCTCATCCTCCTCTACCCCGCACTTAGGGCAAGAATGCTGGATAGCGGAGTTCTCTCCGGAGGCTCCACAGATGGTGCATTTCCAGCAAGTGTACGCTTTCAGTAAGTCCGGCTCTTGGGAAATCAAGCCGCCAATTCTCAACTCAATTTGAGAATAGTCGGCCACTATCAAACTATGACCCACGGGGGGAACAAAAGCGTCCCGAATTCGCAGTCCATCGAAGGATTCCCGAAGCTTCTTGTCGTGTACGATATTACCGCCGAGACTCGTCGGCATGTTCTGTAAGTTCGGACCGCTAGATCGGAGCCGACCCGTCTTGCTAGTAAGCCAGAAACTCGCATGGATTCTTCCGTCCTTGTTTTCTTTTGTCTGAGTAGTGCAGGGCTCTAGGTAGGTGGAAATCATCTTGTCGCAAGTTCGGTATGCAACGATTTTCTCGCATACCGCGTATTTCTTGGCAAGATGAACCATCGCGGCGGCGTCCACCGACCACCGTTTACCGCTCTTTGTTTTGGCGATGCCCGACGTGGAATACCCAAGTTCTCCGAAAAGGCGGTTGGCTATCTGGTCCCCAGAGTTCAAATCCAAACGACCAATCTTCTCATGGACCTCCCTCTCCAATTTTTCACGCAGAAGGACGAATTTGGCGTAAAGATCGCGGCATTCGTCCAAGCTCCAGCTTACCCCGAAACCTTCCAGATCCGTGAAACAGATTAGGGAGGGCATAAGGATCTTGGTATAGATATTCCAAAACCCTTCGGCTTGTAGCTGGGGTTTGAACATCGCGTAAAGCCGAAGTTCCGCTATAACGTCATTGAGAGCATATTGACGAAAGCGGGGAGAGTCCAATCCTTCGGAAGAGGCTTCCTTGAAGTCCTCCATCTCCATCCCCAGTAGTCTCGGCGCGAGTTTCTTCAAGCCAAGACCGCTCTCGTCAACATTCTCATCCAAGAGATTAGCCGCCACCATCGTACAGCGGATTTCCGGGTCCGGCCACTGAATTCCGGATTCCCTTAAACAGTGGAGATCGTACTGCGCGTGGTGGGCGACTATCTCTAGGTCGGGGATGAAAGTCGAGTTGACAATTTCCTTAATTCTGCCCAAATCCGTGACATATTCGCTATGAATCCCCTCAGCCGTGAAGGTAGCGAATCCGCATCCGTGCAGGACAAATCCCTTTTTAGTCCAGTGGGTGCCGGGATCGTGTTCCACGTCGAAACACAGCACCTTGGACTTATGGGCCAACTCGACGATATCCCCCATACTACTTCACCTTATCCCAGGCTACTTGAGTATTTTGCGCCGGGGCCGCTTCCAGATCCGCCGCGATCTGAGCAATTTCGGCCTCGTCCACAACCAACAAAGACAACAATTCGTCCGGGGTGAACGGTTTGTTGTGCTCCTTGTACTCGGCGGACTCAAGATCGACCCGCTTGAGGAAATCCATTGTATCGCCGGTCGATGGGGGCTTCATGCCCTTTGTTTCCTCCCCGCGACTTACGCGGAAAAGGCATCCTCGGAAATCCGTCTCGTACTCCTCGCGGAGAAGCGCCCGTTTAGGGAGAATGACTTTCTCCAAAACATAAGGAGAGGCGGGAAAGACCTTCCGAGTCATTGGAACCTCGGTGCCGTCCTGCCGCTTGTACGGTCGGAGATCGAGAATGGAGAAGTAGTAGTAGACTTCCGCCTTGAGCTTCTTGTTGCCGGTCCGCTTGTGGACTTCGCAAATGGGACAAGTCTTGCCTGCGGGCGCTGAGCAGGGCACGTTTACCGTATGCTCGCGGACGCCCCAGATCCGATGGATTCGGATGTTCGTAACATCGCCGCCGTCATTGAGAAAGACGACTTTGGCGCTTTCGCCGTACTTGAGAGAGAAGTTGAAGATCTTGCTGGAATCAAAAGTGTTGCGGGGTTCCGGTTTGTAATTATCCAGAGAGCCGCTTTGGAACCAAGTCATAGTTACCTCGAAAAGATAGAGTAGAAAGTATCCCTGTTCATTGCCCCGACATCGAGATTTTCGTCAGGCCAAACGGCGCGGGTAAGTCCGTAATCGGAATCCTCCAAAAGACGCTGAACTGTTTCAAATCCTTTTCTGCCTGCTGGATCTTGGTCGAACCAGCAATGAATCCTTTTCCCGGTATCCGCAATCAAAATAGCTTGATCTCTTGTAAGGTTTGCAGTCCATGTGCAGCAAACGTCGAATCCAAGATCTCTAGCCCACTGATAGCAATTGAGGAGATCGGTAAATCCTTCAACGAGGGCAAGTTTGCCTCTAGTCGGCGAGAATTTCTGGATTCCCCCAACGGTTCGGCCAGTAGGAAAGTTGAAGTAATTATGGTGCCGACGACCTTCAATGCCCCTGCCGACGCATCCAACGAGGTTTCCGGAAGGTTCGTAGACAGGAAAGACAATCGCCCTCCGGGAAGTGTCAAATCGTAATGAGAAGTGCTCAATACACCCCAAATCGAATCCACGACCTGCCAGATAAGCCTTTCCGCTGTCGGGTATATCAGAGAAAACCGAGAGCAGTCCGGGGTCCAGGGCTTGCAAAGGCTCATTTTCTTTTTCTCGCATGCTCAACGACAAGTTTAGTAACTCAGGATCTTCACGCTCACTGGGAGTCAAGCCAAGAAGACTGTGTAAGGACTCTTTCCGTCCGCATGAGTAACACTTGCCATAATTTATGTCCGGCCAAACTGCAAAAGAGGGGTTCCGATCCGTCCCCCCAGAATGACTCTGCTTGGCGTATGGGCATGAGATTAAGTATCCTTTTCCGGCTTTTTTCCACCGCCAGCCCAACCGTTCGAAGGCGGCTTCAACTTGCTCGGGGTTCAATTTATCTTACCTCTTTTGGGGGGAGTCAATCAACAGAGAAAATTCGATTTTCTCAAAATTCGATCTCAATTTCTCCCGCATCCTCGGGGATCTCGTCGAAGCTCATATACTCCCGGTCGGAGCGGATATAGAACTCGGTTTTCTTGTCCGCCGTATCTCCCGAGTCTCGCATCTTTAACACAATGATTTTTGTGCGGTTGAGCATCAAATCGTCCTCATCCTGCATTAACGCAATCGAAGTGGCGGGGTCAATAATCCACTCCTTACCGTATCGAGCGCTGTAACCGAGTTCCCGACTCCCCGTAGCGCGGGTGGGAGGATTTAGCTGAGAAGAGACCAGCCACGGAAGATTGGTGTGCGCCGCTGCGGAATGTAGAGAGTCGATGACTTTCTTCGTCTCCGCATGACCCCCCTCAGTAGAGGAATCGGAAAGCTTATACCCCCCGTCCACTACGACGAAACTGGGATTTTCCACCGCCACGACTTGAAGAATATCGGCCACGGAATCAATTTGCTGCCGACCATAGAGAAGAATGTCCCCGGGCTTGTCTTTCTCGGCTTGCATTTGCTCCCGCCACGTTCGCTCGGCTCGGAAATCCGCGCGTCCCGTTCTAATATCATTAAACGGAATCTTGTAAGCCAAAGCGTCGAGCCGCCGCTCGAAAGACTCTACAGAGTTCTCCATAGTCACCAGAATGACCTTCTCGCCCTTATTCATGGCGTGGTGAGCCAAAACGCAGCAAGCCCACGACTTTCCGGTATTAGTAGGAGCCAAGAGGGAGTTGAACGTGCCATTTTCCCATCGGAAGAACAGAGCTTCGAGAGAGGGCCAGGGAATACTAACCCCCTGAACCCCTACCGTCTTACGATGCTCATATTCTTTGAATCGGCGGTCCCCGTCTTGCCGGAAAGATCGCCGGTCTTTGACCTGAATTTCGGGGAGATTCCGCAGTTCGGCCAACGCCCCAGTTGTGTTGCCGTTTTGAAGATGGGAAATCGCATCTTGCAATTTCTCTTTGATCCGCTTCCCGAGAATGGAATCGCGGATATTATCAAGAGCGAAGGCTTTCGTGCCAACGTCGGGAAGGGAAATTCCCGTCATCTCCGAAACAATAGCCGGAGTGGGGAAGTCCTTGTGCTTGGCTTCGTAGCTCTTGATCCAAAGATAGACCACTTCGCTGTCGCCAAAAAAATCGACTCCTCGGATTCCGTTATCGGAGAGGAGTGACCAATCTTTTTCTAGCAACAGTAGGTGGAGGAATCTTAGGCCAGCCGAATCACGCTTTAAGCTCACTTCTAAAATCCCTGTGGTTTATCAATAATTTCGTAAATCCTTCGTTCAGCAAACTCGCTATCGCGGGGGAGTTAGCCCGCAGAGTCCCCGCATCTTCGTTGGTCGTGATTATCGTCGAGAGACGATTATCAATTCGGCGGCGAATTAAGAACTCTACTGTAGTTTCGATAAAATCCGACTTCCTGGCCCCGGCGCTGCGGATTATCAAATCGTCGAGAACCAAAAGAGGGACTTGCTGCGCTCGCTGCCACATCGACAAGTTCTCTGAGAACATATAGTCGTCCTCTCGGATCTTGTAGTCTGTCAGCATCTCGCAGGAAACCCACAACCCTAAAATGGACTTCGAGAGGGCGGCTTTCATTACGATTGCGGCGCTACCCGACTTCCCGTAGCCAAATCGCCCAAACAGCAGGAGGTTTTTACCGTCCTCCACGTTCGCTTTGACGTTTACCGCCCACTCCCGCAAACCATCTTTGTATGGCGCGGCGTCAGGAATCTCAGAGAGTTTACACTCCCAATGATTTCTCGGCAAACGAATATGGTTTAGCAGACTTTCGAGGTTCACTTAGTCCTCAAGCTGTCAAAAAAATCAGGTCTGAGATAGGCTTCGTACAATCGAGTTAGCCGGGTTATCATCTCGGGGGGCCAGCCAGTGGCGTCGAGAGCTTTCCGAAATTTCTCTGGGGTGAAGCTGTCTTTCCGCAAGTAAAACAAGTTCCACCAGAGGGGAGTCAAACTGTCGGAAATGAATCCGCAATCTTCAATCAATCCCAAGTTATGGAGACTTTGGAGAATACCACAAATGTAGAAAAAGTCAGTGTATGCCGGGCTCTCGGCCATTTTAGCCAGAGCGGCCACCTGCGGATATTTGTGGTTCTCCGGTACAATAAACTCAAGGCGTCTCACTTCCATTCTTGGTACTCGCGGTCGCCTCGGTGGGACGCGGCGAGCTTCGCCTTTTGACTTTCATTGTATTCATCGGCGAGTCGCTTGAAAACCTTTGCCGTAACGAACTGGCGTAAGTTCACGTTAGTTTTGTTGGCCTCGGCTAATTTCATTATGAAATCATCCGAGTAATGGGACTGGAGTTTCTGGAGGGGGAACTGGAGACTCGAATACTCCTCCCGATTGAGGGGATCGAAAATATCCGCTAGAGCGTAGATACTGAGTCCAACAAATCGCCGCCCCGTTCCCTGTTGCAAAACCTTGGGAGTTTCCGGCTTTCTTCGATACAAAGGCCAGTTGTTCTCCTCAAAGACGATCTTCACTTCGTCGCTCACCCGTTCGTACTTGAGCAACTGCGATTCGGCGCATTCGGTCAAGTAGTTGAAATCCACTTCGGCGGCGCGAACGTAAAGATGAGGTTGATTCTTGCCTTCAAGTTCCCATCTGGAAAGGAGTTGAACGAAAGGCCAGATATCGTCGCCGTGGGTCCGAATCAAAAGAGCAAGATCTCGGTTCATGCAATCAAAGTCCTCGTCAATTTTATGTTCGAAATCCTGTACGAACTATTAACTCCGCCTGGGACGTTCCAGGTAAAAGAATCGTTGGCGAAAGCCGGATTGAATGCGTAAGAAGCCGATCCTGTCCCTGAAAGCGTATCGCTGCCAGTGGGGTAGGTAAATTCAAGCACATTCATTCCCTCTTCCATGTCGTAGTCGAAGCTGACAGTATAACTTCCCCCGATAGCCATTCCCACTTTATTAAGTGTGAAGTAGGAATCAGTCCCGTCCTCAGTCGTGTATAGCCACCCGATATCATTCTCAAGACCAGCCCCACCTTCAAGACCCAAAGCGGAAACAAGAGCGGGAATCAGCGAAGAATTCCCGTCACCGGCGCAGTAGGTATCAAACAAATTACCGGAGGTGTAGGTAGTTCCGCCGAGACAGCCGACATCCCACACGACCAGCTTTTGAGTAGCTTTGGGACCGTCGGAATCGTAATCAATCGTCATGCTGGCGATGATTCCCTTTACCTCTCGGATTCCGCATTCAACAGTCTCGGGAAGCTCGAAAACTACCATCTGATTGAGACGGAGGCAGGGAAGATATGCTACTTCGATATTCCAAGCGTGGCTTTCCATGCTGAGTTCTTGGAACCGCCGAATAGCCAGATTGAACAAGTGTTCCCTATGGACGATGTACTTGTTTTCATGGTCCTCCTGGGCAATTCCACAGGAAGATACGGCGTTGATCTGGGCTACGGCGTCAATCTGCGTGGGAGACCCTTGATCTTCCTGAAAGTCGGTAGAAGTTTGATCTTGCGCCGGCCCCCCGAAGCTGGAGTAGGTGGGCGGAAATCCTTTGTTCACGAAAGACTGAAAGGTGCTAAAGACGACATTCGAAGTTTTCGTTCTTCGAGATTTGTCTTGGGGCTGGGACTTCGTACTGGCTTCGGATTCGTCCTCTTTGTGCTGACCGTAAAGTAGAATCTTACCAGTGGTGGTTTGGTCGTCAAACCACGTTCCGTCCTGCTTAACAACTTTCACAGCGACGTTGCCGTCTTGAATTCTCTCGACTTCCTGGACCTCGGTAACGTCAGATGACCAAATTCCATTCTTAATGTCGGACTCATTAGCCGCTAGGTTATCAAGATTGACCTTCATCGTGGGAGTCGGGATTCCACTCCGCTGACACATCGAGAAGAATCCGGGGCGACTAGCGTAGCCCCCGGAATTAGCAGCGTTTCTAGCGTCGGTGAAAGGTTTTAACCCGCAGTCATATTTAGATAGTTCGGCCCCACGAAACCTAACGATTGAAGTACGGGTGGGAGTTCTTTCAGCTTTTTCCGCGCTGACAATCCAATCCCGAGAAATATAGACTTCGGGAGAGTTGGAGTCGTCCTTCCAAGGCTCAACTGTAAGAACCCCGCCGACTTGAACGAACAAATGAGAGTACCCGGCTTGAGCGACTAGTCGCATTTCTTCGTATAGGGAACTTCCCTCAACCGGACCCATAACTACGTTAGGGGTTACCGGGGAGAAGCTTCTAATGGTATTGGGAATTCCCGCGTAGTAGTCCGCAATCGTCTCAAGTACGGTATTTACTTGAGTGAGGTTGAACCGCTGCGTACTGATTGGCTTTTGCGCCAAATGCGTGAAGAAGGAAGAAACCGTCCCGGAAATTTCCGAGACGGGTTCAATCTTCTCCTGCGAAGCCGTCATAACCCCATTGACCCACTTCGTAGTCGGCGCTACGGAAAAACAACTCTCATACCCCTCCGGAAGTTCTTCGCAGCAAGGATAGGCCACGGTTGCATCGAGAACAACCGAAACGGGTCGGCAAAGACCTTCGCAGGTCAATTCGTACTGACAGTTGTTATTAGCGAATTCAACAGTCGCATTAAACCCGCCGTTTAGGACGTAAGTAGCGCTGAAACGGAGGAGCGCTTGAGAGTCGCTCGGATTAGTGATTTGACAGGCTTCGGCCATCGCTGTTACCCAAAAGGGGCGCGGAACGAATCTACATCTTGAGAAGGGCTTCGGGAGTATCCTCACCGATAGTCCAAATTTCGTAATCGAAAAATGGCAGCTTATTCTTCACGATCAATTCGAGATCCGTTCTTCGCTTATGGCTTCGGGCGAAAACAGCCCTCATCTGTTCGGCTGGGAATCTATCCTGACCCCAGATAAACCGATCCTGCAACCTAGCGACAATCCACTTATAGTCGGAGAATCGGTTAAAGATATGAGGCTCGGCGTGAGCAAATGAATCTTGCTCGTCAGTGAAAACCAACATATCCGCAGGAGGCCAGGGATCGAAAATATCTTTCACCTTAACGTAGGCGTCTTTCTTTTCAGAAGAAGTCGGCTTGTCACTTTGCCCGACGATTGAAACACCGAACTGTACCGCCCAATCAATTGTCTCTCCGTCGTAACTGCCCAACTCGAACACAGAGGCTTGCGTAAGAGAAGCAATTCGGGCAACTGACTGCTTCGACCCCCGGAGAGTATGCTGCCTGCGATAACCATATCGGTGTTTCCCCCAAAAGTCGATTCCCAGATCTTGTTCAAATACCTCTTCCCAAGAGTCGATCAATTGGGATACGGAAAACCGCTCTAGCCGGGAGTCATCATACTTGACCGAGGCAATGGTAGCGGAAGCTTCAACAAATCTTTTGATATCCGGAACCTTCCAAGTCGTCCCCACAGAATATCTAGTGGTAGCTGGGGGAATCAAACCCGGATAATCTTCCCCAACAATTTCTGACATAGTTGTGTGGTCGGTAAGTAATTGCGGTAGCCCCGCCGCCATACACTCGGCCACGGTCAGACCCCAGCCCTCACCGTGAGAGGTATCAATACGCCAATCTGACATATTGATAATCTCGTTCAAGTCCTCAACGGGGAGATGCTTGTTCCAGTCAAATCCCGAGAATACTACGTTATCCTCGATCCCATATACTTTCGCCATTTTGCGGAGATTGAATCCGCCGCGAGTTTCTTCCACGTCGGCTTTCGTGTGCGCGAGAAACTGAATCTCCGGGATGGTCTCTTTCATCCTCGCAACGTAGTCGAACGCGAGATCCCATCCCTTGTGCCAGAAATTTCTGTTGATATTCAGAACCAACGGGGCGTCGGGAAAAATAGGAACTCGCCAAAGCTTCGACCACTTCTTCCGGAGGGAACTTTTCGAAACATCCAACTTCCTAAACGCGGGATTAACCGCATGATGGATAACTCGGTCGCTTTCTGCCCGAGTCCACAACTTCTGAGAAAAGTAGGACAGGTGAATCACCGCGCCCGGAGCAACTCCCCACCAGAGATTCAGCATATCCTCTGGGACTGTTGATCCTTCGTAGGGAAACCAGTAGTAAATCGGAATATTCGCCGGGGCTACTTTCAGATCCATCCAGCCGTTGATTCTTTGGGCGGAATCGAAGAAAATAGCTACGTTAGGCCGGATCTCGGAAAGTACACGGTCAATCCCCGCCGCGTCGTAGGCTTCCGTGCGAATTTCTTCCCAAGGGAAAGCGTTTTCAGCTACGCCATACGGCTCGCAGACGACAACAACTTCGTGCCCCCGGTCGTGAAATCCTTGAGCTAGGAGTTGAGTTTGCTGCCCGAACCCTGTACCCCGGTTGGGGGAATTGCTGATAATCGCGATCTTCACTTCTTTCTCCTATTCGCTATCCAATCCCCGACGGACTCAAAGTATTCTCCACGACCCTCTAAGGCAGCCAGTCGGCCAGCCATTTTCTGCTTATCGAATTCCGAGAAACAAGTATTGCAGAGACCGTGAAAATTCCACCCCTTGGGAACCCAAGTATCTCCGCAACAGCGGCATACGGCGGGCTCGCGGGGTTTTTCCATGTCTCGGTAGAGATTGGAAAGAAATTCGGTTAGAGCATCACTCATAGCTTTATGGGCTTTCCGAAAAACTTGTCGTATCATAAAGGCAAGTGCGGGAATCGAACCCGCCTTACGCATCTTGAAACTGCGATGTCTCCCAGAGCACCTGCCCGTAGCTTAGGACTGGATTCCAAGCCAAGCGTGAACGTCCTCGAAATCGGCCCGATAGAAACGGTTGATTTTGTTGAGAAGCGTTTTGCAGTCAGGGAGAACTTTCGCGGTCTTTTCGACTTCCTTGTAGGGAATACCGCGAATGAAAGCCAGAGCCAATTGAGCCATCCGAGATTCGTTCCTGAGACGGTAAATCCGGTGCCACTCAAGTTGGTTGCGATAATCCGGCGCGGCTTTCTTGGATTCTTTCCGGATTATCTTTGACTCCGCGCTGAGAGATTTGACATTGACGCGGAGACGGTGGATAGCGAAGGTTTTTTCGAGAAACATGGTAAATGACTCCTTAATGGTATTGAAATGGAAACGCCGCCCATCTCTCGGCGGACCCCGGCATTCAGTACCCTCTCAATTTACCATCGCCCATCGGGACACTCCTCGGATTTCAGTTGAATTTTCTCGGCGAGAAAACACCCGCAAAGGCCGCACACGCTTCCCGCGCGGAATTCACAAGTCGAGCAAATATTGTGGGCCTCTACTTGAGCCCCGTAATCCCTTGTGGATTTACCCCAGGCTCGGGCTTGCGCTCGGACGCATTTGAAAGCGCCGACAAACAATCCAATGATGAAATTCATTTCTTCGGCTCGCATTTAGTACAAACTTGGCAACAGACCTCCGGACCCTTCGTTCGAGCCAGAGTGCATTTTCCGTGGACTTCGCAGTTGTAGATCGGAATCCCCGGACACTTCGAACAGGAACTTGTTCGTTTAGTGCCGCATTGCTTGCCGCGATGGGTGCAACTTCGGATCTGTTGTAGGGTAAACCCGTTGGCGTAAGTCCGAGCCGCCCCGGTTTTCATCAGATTATTGTTCTTGGCGTTTTTCATAGTTAGTACAAGTGGCACAGGGCTGCTGTTTCTGGGTTGAAGTATACTTTTTTATCGCACACAGACCGTGTACGGCGCATTCAAATACGACTCCTTTACCCCGTCAGCCGCCCCCGACTTTATCTCCTGTGGGTTTACCGCGATGAACACACAACTCTAACTCGGCCTCTGTGAATCCGTTGGCGAGTTTTACGTTTTTGCCCTTCTTGCAACTCATAGGACACCGAAAGGACTGCTAACGAGGTTCGAACTTCTTGATCTTTCCGTCGTCCTCGAATTGATCCAGAGTTACTTGGTCGAATCGGTCTCGACGGAATTGCTCTGGACGCATGTGGATTCCCCGCTCTCCCAAATAGAGACCCCGATTTACGGTAGGAGCAAGTCGGACGAATCCCGCATCGTCGAAACCGATCCAGGTAGCCCCATCTTGACCAGACGGAATTGAGGCGTGTAATATCCGACGGTGTTCAATGGAATTGGCATCTGGAATAAATCCGCCCTGGAATGTCTTGAAGTTGGATTGGGCTTTCGGCTTAAACCACTCCATAATGGTTCGGTGAGGACGGCGAGAATACTCCACGTTGAGGAATAAGTTCTGGTACTCCAGAACGAATCCTCGGATGGAGTCCCAAGTTGATTTCGGCATCAGGTAGCCCCACCAATTTGTGTAGGTGGCGTAAACTTGCCGTTGTAGCGGGATCTTCTGGTCTTTCGGCAAAAGGCACTTAGACCATCCCTGAACAGCGCCGATATTCGTGTAGTTCTTCTGACCCCACTTGAGAAGGTTTTCACAGAACTGGAGATAGTTGTCGGAGGGAACCATGTCATCTTCGAAGATGAAAACACGGTCGTACCCCATGTTCTGGAAAAGCTGTTCTCGGGCGTCGATTAGAGTTCGCCCGCAGCCCAAATTCATCCGGTGTTTTACGACGTTGAATCCGTCGAGGTCCGAAGCAATTTCGTCTCGTATTCGTGATTCATGCGATGCCAGTGGACGATCCAGGAAAGCGAAACAATCATATTCTGACAGCGTTTTGTTTTTACGAAGGGCTCCGAGGGTACGAGAGAAGTAGTCCCTTCGATTACACCCGATAATGGCGATAGCCGCATCTTTTTTCTTCTCGAACATGGAGGAAATATTGTAGGCGTGGGCCTCGAAAGCCATCTTCCCGGTTACTCGCTCGCGCATTAGCAACTCGGGACGTTTCGCGGCGTCCGCTGGCTTTTTCTCCATGATCTTCGACCATTCGTGGGGGTTCTTCAAAGGGCGAATCGTGGTCACCCCCTTACGAACGTCACGCCCTTCCCATTTCTGGGAATGCCAGTAAAGCTTGCAGAGAACATTACCGGATTGGCTGAGAATCAATCGGGGAGTTCCCAATTCCGAGATCAACTCCCAAGTGGAGAATTCGGGGTCTTCAAACTTGCCATCGGGTTTGAAACGAATCCGGCGATTGCTGGAGTTGGGACTCGTTACAGCAAACTCCTCTTGACTCACAAAGAGATCATAGATCTCATAGTTTTCAGCCATTCTCTTCTCCGTCTACGTCACTTGCTGCCTCGGCCAAAAGAGGACCACCGGGCTTGTAATTCTCGCCCACAAACTTAGCAAAGTGAGCACCGTTGATTTGGATCTGCCGTTGCAGCAACTTGGCGCGCTCCAAGCCGTTTTCGTGAATGTCATTGGGGAGCCGAAATCGGACTCGGATCAAGTCCGAGGGACCAAGGACTTCGCCTTTGTCCCCGGTTAGAGCGGAATGTTGAACCTCGTCGATATGGACGACCTCGTAAACCTCATCGTCATCTTTGAGTGAATCGGGGATGGCCGGGATCTGAACCCCATCCATAGTAACCGTTCGGCGAATCAAGTCCATTTCGTATCTAGCCATTCGTTCTCCTAACATCCTTCAATCGGGGAGTGAATTTTGCTTGCCGTTCGTCGGTAAACCGGCCAAATCCGAGACGGTCATGTTCATAGGGAACATACCCGTAGATTCCGCCTTTTGTGTCCTTCTTATCCAGAATATCGGCCTCCATTACGATTCCCACCGCTTTCGGCTTATCCGGTGGGTAGAAAGCGGAGTATTCCCCGGAAAGCATGTTAGGTACAAGGCGACAGCGGATATGGCGGAGTTCTTTTTTCATGGTTGATTATTGTCAGATTCTAGATAGAGTCAAGCGATTACGCGGCGTTTTTTGCGATTTCCAGGTAATTTTCCTTCCAGCCGGGAGAAATCTCGAATTCTCCTTTGGCTATTGGGGCTTCCCCCAAAATCCGGTAGTGCTCGTTCATGTCCGGATGGCCGGAAAGATGGGCCGAGCCGGTGTTCCATCGGTAAATGTAGAAGATTTTGTCCCGAGGAAGGAGTTCTCCTCTCCGGGGAAATCCTAGTTTCCACAATTCCTTGTTGAAAGCCTGATCTTCCGCGCCGGAAACCACTACCGGATACCGAAAGAAGTTCAAAACTTCCTTACGCCAGATAGAAAAGACGTGCGTGTTACCCGGATACTGAGTCTCGGAAAACTCTGTTCGGGGATAATACCAGTGGTTCTCCGCTCGCCACTCATACGAATCTCTCATCTTCTCAACAGACATCGAAATCCGCCAAGGAAAAGAGATGTCGTCGTCATCCCATCGGCAAAAAGCGTCGGCCTGAGAGTCTCCTATCATGTACCGAAGCTTCTCCCCGAGGGTGGGGAACCGGAATGGGAGATTAACTACGCGAACTTTCGGGTGGTCAAACTTCAAGATCTGCCCCGGAGTATCGTTGCAAATCAAGAGTTCTAGGTTCTCGTAATCCTGCCGGAGAAAGGATTCAACAGCTTCCCCGAGAATCCATAATATATTAGCCCGGTTGAACGTCGGACAGAGACAAACTACTTTCATTCTTCAAATCCTTGCATGAATTGCAAGAACACGGCGAACCTTTTGAGGGCTCGCCGGTTCTCTCGCAGACTTTGAACAGATAGCACCCCAGCGAAATCAATGCTCGCCAGTGGGCGCTAGCTGACTTTCTCTTTCTCCCTCGCACGGCGGATAGCCTCTTTCACCAATCCTGGAATCGGGTCTGTCGGATTCAGCTTCCACGCCAAGCCGGTCTTAACCGAGAGTGCGGCGGCTTTGATCTTTTCGGACCAACTCCAACGGTCCTGTCCGGCTTTAATCTGCTTAACGATTCGCTCGAATTGTTGCTCGCAGCCGTCACAGCCGAGTTTATCCATTTCCTCAGCTTTGGCCTTGCAATCGCATCCGGGCTTTTCCGCTACCCCAATTTCCTTGAGCATGTTGGTCAACTCGGTGCCCGGTCCTTTCCCTGGAGGGAAAATATTGACCGGAGATGCGGGGCGGTCCACTTCCTGCAAACCAATAACAGTAATCCCCCACTTATGCTCGGCGTGGTAGGCGACGAACGCTTTGGGATTTTGATTGAGATACCACTTGATTCCTTCGAAAAGACCGGGAGAATTTCCACCCTCTCCGACGTTGCCGTTTGAACCAGTTCCGCGAATAACGATAAACCGTCGGACTTGGCCTCCATGCAAACTGAGTTCTGCTTTAAGCCGCTCTCCGCTATGAACGGTATCCAAATACAGAAGATCCGTCTCGTCGATAATTGGGACCGAAAGGCTATCTGTATCCGCGTAGATTTCGACCGACCCTTGGGGGAGGGCTTCAATCACTTTCCGGAGAACCAGATCCGGCTCTTTCGTATAGCTCACCAATTTTAGCGGCTTGCCCGCTGCGAAGGCAATAGTAGATTCTCGCTTCTTGGTGAATTCGGTGACTCGATTACATTTCGAAGCGAACTCGCGGAGAGTGTCGAAATGTTCGTCGAGATCCCGCTTACCTGCTTTGCCCCACTCAAACAAAGCTGCGATATCTGTAAGTTGAGGGGGCGGCTGGCTTCCCTGCAAATTACGCAGTTGAAGCGCCGATGCCGGTCGGAAATGCTTGATCGGATTATCCAACAAGTATTCCCACTGGTCTTTGGGGAGCTTGAACCCGCTGTGGATTTGGCGGAGTTTATCGGGAGACCGGCGAATCAACTCCAAACTAACCGAATGGACTTCAACCAAATGCTTTGGCAAGTCCTCATCCGAGATGTCTTGATTTACGAAGTGGTCGTAAATATCGTCTAGCGGTAATCCTAGTTCTTGGTGCCCGAGGACGTAATTCCGAACCTTATCGTACAGGAGTGCCGGATACTTATTCCCCCCGACTCGGCCAAAACGATGAATCCATCGCAAAAAGGGAAGGCAGAGAGCCCGCCCCCCGGCCTGCCTGAACTTCTCATGGATGTAGAGTTCCTCCCCGCCAAATCCTCGGAAATAAGGATTGAACCCTACCCATGATTTCTTGAGACACGCAAAAACTCCCAGACCTTGGCCGGGAATCTCGAAAGGAGGATTTTGCGCGTCGGCGGCTCGGTTGTCGCAGCCCCACGTTCCCCACATGGCCGAACGCCATACGGGATCGAATTGAGTTTCGAAACTGTTTGTGGGAAGCACTTTCCGTAGATCGGCGACAAGCGCTACGTCGTCATAGACCAAAGGACCGCTGACGATATCCTTCGAATCCGGGTAAACTTCGAAGTAAGCGCGGAGAAGGTCAATCACTCCGACGGGAAACATGACGTGGCAATCCATTACCAAAACCAAGTCCCCGGTAGCTTCCCTAAAGATCCGCTCCCGAGGTTGGGTGGTCCCGGTACTTTCCGGCATCGGAATATAGCGGACGGTGACAGAATTTTGCGCCCGCATCCATTTCCCAAGGAAACTCCGGAGATGTTTGCTGTGTTCACTTCCGGGAGAGTTATCGACTACGATAATTTCGCAGTCTTTCAGATTTTGGTGGAGCGCCAAGCTCTCAAGGGTGAAGTATACCCCGTCAAAATCTTCGTAATGAGCCATTCCAATTGTAAGTTTCATTTCAATTCCTTATCTAAACAGGCGTGCAGGGGAAAACCCCTTGAACAGTGGACGTGGTGGGACAATTGCATCCAGGTAAACAACTATAATCAATCCGGGTATACACTTCCCGAACCGAAATTTCTCCATCGAACGACGCCGGCTCAACACCATACTCGCAAGTCCCGCAAGCCGGGGTCGTAGTTGTGGTCGTCGTAGTTGTGGTGGTTGTGGTGGGGCAATTAACCGTCCCGCAGTTTTCTCCCTCATATCCAGGATAGGAGACGCAACCGTCAGCCTCGCATTGACACTTGCGGAGGAAATAGCAATCTCCGTAAGAACCGAGACCGTCAATCCCGTCACAGCAGCAGAGAGTGATCTCACACTCGCTCGTATCCGTACAATCCTCCCCCTCAAACCAACAGGCGGGGAGTGGGCATTCCGACTCTAGAGTAACCGCGCAAGATCCGTCGCCAAAACAACATCTTCCTGTAGGCGGGTAGCATTCAGCGCAATCGGTCAAATCACAACGCCAAACACCCCCATTAAGTTCACAAGCAAACTCGGTAACATTCTCAGTACACCCATCTTGCGGATAATTACAGCAAACACAAGAAGGAGGTGGAGTAGTTGACGTAGTTGTGGTAGTGGTAGTTGGCGGTTGAGACCCGCAAGCTGTCCAAGTAGTCGGGTTAGTGCAGAAATCCAGTGTGGGGGCAGATCCCGGCTCTGCGCAAGGGCATTCAGGATCGCAGGGGTTAGTCTCGATATTCCAAAATCCGGTGCCGGAATTCCAAACCCACTTGCAAAGATCGTTACAGGGAGCCTTTGTGGTTGACGTACAGTAGTTCTCGCAAGGATCGTAGTCAGTTCCCGGCAAGCAGGGCATCGAAACGACGCGGCATACGTCAGGATCTTCCGTCCAAGTAGGTTCGAGACACTGACACGCCTCAGCTTGACCGTTGTATTCGCATCCTCCCAACGGGAACCAACAGTTCAAAATTCCATGCCAGCACCAAGAGCAGGACGACCGACACGGAGGATCTGGTTGTCCTGTGGTGGTGGTCGTTCCGGAGCAGGATGTAGTCTCTGTTACGCAAGTGCAGTTATCCTCCGGAGTGTAGTCCGGTTCGGGACATTGGCAGCAATCGGTATTGCATTGGCTCTCAAGATCTGGCCTAGCTTCTCCATCCAGATCCTCTGAGCCAAAACAGTCGCAACCAACCCGCCATTGTCCGGCGCAGGAGAATGCTGAGTAGTCAAACTCGGGGTCGTATTTACGCCACATGCTCGCGGCCCAAACCCAATGGCAGGTTCCGGAGCAAGTAACTTCTTCGCAAGGATTTGTGCAGGGAGGACATTCTCGACCGCAGTAATCAACTTGGCGACTTTGTGGACCACACGCAGTCATCACGCATTCGCCGTCGTTTGTTCCGCATTCAAACGGCTTCATGCAGACACACGTTGACGGAGGGAGTGTCGTCGTGGTAGTAGGCGGGCAAGGTTCGGCCTTGACAATCTCCTGACACTCTCTCCCCTCAAGAGAAACTTGGAGTTCCGTCAGGTAATTAAACTCGGCTTGGAAGCGATTGCAAGTCCAAGACCCGCGATCCATAGTATTTACTTGGTCGCTTGTAAAATTCTCGTAATAGAGAATGAACGTGTCGCCCTCGAACTGTCCCCAAATTTCTAAGAATACTTGGAGTTCCCCTTCAACAAGAACGAAAGGATCAGTAGACCAAACGTGTCCCCCGTCAATTACGCGGTGGGTAAGTTCAATTGGGACGTTAAGAAATAGCTCATCCTCGTAAAAAAGCGTAGCCGTCCCTGTCATTTTTTTGGGGAGACAGTAACACTCTGGAACAACGTCATCCGGAAGATCGACGAGAACGCAACCCAACCCGCAAGCGCGAAAACAAGTCTCGGGCGTCGGTTCGATAGTTGTCGTAGTGGTCGTTGTCCTCCAATTTTCGGAACAAGCGTTGATCGTCTCGACCCAAACTGTTTCAAGCTCGTCCCAAACAAAGAGGCAATACCCGTAGCATTCATTGAAATACGGGTCAAGCGGTTCTTCTGGATCGGAATTGCCATCCCTACTGAACCCGAGATTCAGCATGGCTTCGATATCGAGAGACAGCCTTCCCATCTCGTCTTTGTGGAGACCGCACCCAAGAGGGATGTTTATCCGAGCTTCTAATGCGTAGACTTCCGTGTTAGCCCGAAGAATAGAATCTCGCTCGGCGCAGGCGCACTCGAAATCCGAACCGGGACAATCGTTGCCGACGCAGAAGTAAAAGAGAGTTTCCCCTACCGGATAGTCGGTGGAGTATGCTACCGGGCAAGCTTCGAAATATCCATCGAAGTTAATGCTCTCGCAGTTAGTGCAACCCGCAGCGGACAAACTTACGCGAATCGTAACGTCATCCAACTCGATATCCGCGTATCCCTCAAAAGGGTTACACTGGAAAGCTAAAAGCGATACGCTTCCAGACGGCCCGAGTAGAACCGCGTAATCCAAACTGGCCGAGACAGGATCATACTCAAAAGTGATCTGAACGGGGCCGGATGGGATAATGAAATTAAAGGGATAGATCCAAGCCCCGGAGGAATAGTTGAATTCCGCGTCGAGGACCGCGAGGGTGTCCTCTGTTAGATTGTCTGTGATTGTGATTTCGGCAGCGATGTCACTCGGAGTGCATCCACAAGGTCCGAGCGTCGGGACGCAACCGCCGCAATTCTCGGACTCGGCGTGGAAATGCCAAGATTTGCCTAGGCACTCTAAAGAGGCTTGGGTTTCTCCGTAGCAACCGAAGATATAGCCCATCGCTGCCCCGGTGAGCTTCCACTCGGTTTCGAGATCCTCGTCCTCTCGTAAAAACCCTCCGGTATTTCCGTAAGGGGAGGAAAGATAGAACCTTACCGGGGGAACTACGCATTCGCAGCAAGGGGTTTGAATTCCCGGGCAGCAATAGTCGTTCTCTACCGGGACTTTGAAAACCGGCCCACAGGCTACGACGAAGTTAGCGTAATAGACATTGGGATCTAACCGGCATCCGACTTCGTAAAGACCCCCGTAAGCCACGTCGTAGAAATCGTTGGGAACGGAGAGCATTTTGCAACCGCCCAACTGCGCCCACGGTTTGTCCGACATACGGACATCGCAATCCATGAACACCTGCTTGAAAGCGGTGCATTGGAATTCGTTGCCCTGGATTACATCGTAGAAAGTAACCGTGACCTTAACCTGGAAAACTTGCGAGTGATTACCGCAAGTTCGGACGGTCGCTTTCATCCCCTGGAGGAACGTGTCCTCAATCTTGGCCTCGTCGGGACCGCCGTTGGGATCGGTCATCACGTCCCAATCAATCTTTAGCATGTTGAGGATAGTTCTATCGAACTGGTCCTTACACGCAAACGACATCTCCAACCAGTAGGTGGACATATCGCAGCAGCCAATGAAGTCGTTCCCCTTAACATTCAATTGAATGTCAAAGGCATTACATTGATTTGTTTCTGAGGGTTGGCCGCAATCGTACTTGAATTGGCGAATTGCGGATTTCGCGGAGACGCCTCCCGTGGTCAGGTTGGCAGCCTGAACTCTCCAGTAGACGGACTCGCCCACCCGCATATCGTCGTCACGGATAATTTCGTAAACCGTGGTGGGAGCGGGTACGATAGCTTCTCGGAGAGTCGGACCCCGGAAATCTTGAGAGTTAGCCCACTGAACAAGATAGGTATCCGCCCCGTTTACTGGATACCACTGGAGAAAGATACTGGAGCCTACTCCAGTTTCGCCTTCCAAGCAAATTACTGCGCCGTCTCTAGGATAGAGGAGACGGGGAGGCTCTAAGAGAATGTCCGTTCGCCAAGTCGCCTCAGGGAAGGCCACCGACGGGGAAAGAGTTTGGTGCGGGTTGCAAAGACCGTAGTACATCAACAACTCACTTCGTAATCGTCATTCACGCAGACTACGCGGAAACTCCCTGCAAGAGAAAAAACGGTGCCTCGAATCGTTGGAGGTTCGAATGTCCAAAATTCTACGGTCAGGTTTTCTCCCCAGTATCCGGTAAAGACCATTGTACCAGATTGCTTGTATTTATTGTACAAAAACTGGAAGGTGTCTTTATCAGCAGCAGCGATAGTCCAACTAAACGTGTCCTCGCCGTGAATGAACTCGGGTTGAAGGGTCTGAGTAACAACTCCCCCAGTCGTTTTGAGAATTGCGGTTCTCTTGCGGGGGATATAGGGTTGGTAAGAAAAAGACAGGGGCAAATTCTCGGAGGCAAGAGTTGCGATAGGGAAACTCATACAGAGAAACCTCCGGAATTCAGAGCGTCTCGGATCGTTCTGCGAAGCAAGTCTAAATCTGCGCCATTATTGTTCACATTGATTTGGACAGTTCGGTTATCCGCCAGAGGGGTGCCGTTGGGATTGGCCGAATTGGGGAGAGTGAAGGGATTCGGAATTCCCGGCAGATTGCCGTCAAGATTGAATCCGTTGGAGACAAAACCTTTCAGCCGAGCAATCTGCTTGATCCACTCAAGCAAGAAAGCGTCTACCCACATCGCAGGAGAAGCGGCGAAAAGGGTCTGAATATTATTAAGAGCCGTCTCGATCTCCGGGGTCATCGTGTTTTTGATCTTGTCCGGGATGGTATTGGGGTCGAACCCGGTCCCCCCAACGTCAATCCCAGCAGTTTTTTGCCGCCGCTGAAAGAACGCATCCATCAAAAGAAATTCTTGCTTCTTCCGCCGAATGAGATTATCAATGCTCGCAGTATCTTCCCCCGCAGCAGCCAATTTACGGCGGCGTCTATCCAATGCCTCAAGCATTTCGGCGGCGCGGAAAGTCCTACGTTGGGAGTTGTAAACTGCGTCCTCCCGTTTTTGCTCGATGGCCGCGATCATCGACATGAAGTAGGCGAGTTCTCGGGCGTTCTGAGCTTGGCCCGCAAGCGACTTGAGAATATCCATCTCAATATCGTCGCGTTCTTTGGCCTGCTCTTTCTGAGTTTTCCACTTCTTTTCAAGCTCTTTGCGTTCCTTCTCCGCAGCTTTCTTGTCCTCGTCGGACCAAGTTTTCTTTTGAGCCTCAATTTCCAACTGGAGTTCTTCCTCTTTCAGCCGGATGAACTCTTTTTGACGAGCGAGAATTTGAGCGTCTTGCGCCGGGTCTCCGGTTAGTTGGAAAAGGTCGTTGGCCTCACTTTGGATGGCCGCTTGCCCAACCTTTTTCTTCATCTTCTCGTACTCAGCGACGTTGCGTTCTCGCTCCGCACGTTCCAACTGGAGACCGTCAATGGTCTCAGCTTGTTTCTCGTTGGCCTCGTCGATCAATTTGTTTTGATCTTCGGTGGCTTTTTGAGCGATTCGGGCGCGGAGAGCCCCAATAGCAGTAGCTTTTGTCATATCATTTTCAGCGATTGCTACCGCCATAGCCGACTTGAGATACTCATCCTGGGCATCGGTAGCCTCTCGAATGGCGTCGATTTTCTCTCGGAGAGTTTCGGCATTTCTCTTGAGACCCTTCTCGATATCTTCGAGGGTCATTCCATAGGATTCCTCGACTGCTTTCAATTTCTCAAGCTCGGTTCGGGCAGCTTCTTGCTGATTTAGGAAATCCTTAAAAGCGGCGGTAGCCGCCTCAATATTTCCTCCCGCCTCCGCCAAGAAATCGCGGTCTCCAACGGCCCCTTGCATTGGAGAGAGAAGTTTGAGTCTGGCTTCGAGAAGTTCTCGCTCTTTCAAAAGTAGCGAGATTCGATCTTGAATGTTTTGACGTTCCTCCGCAGGGGCGGAGATGAAGTCCTCATTGGCCTTCATTATTTGGTCATTAACCGAGATGAGGGCTTCTTGGTCCTTTTTTACCTTCTCTGCAAGATTAGCGTTCCCGCCGAGGAGCGCGTCCCTAACCGTTTTGAAACTCTGGGACGTTTTGCTCGCATCCTTCATGGACTCTACAAGCTTATTGTTAGCCTCTTGCAGTTTCTCGATTTCCTTGTTGAGATCATTGTATTCGGCTTTTTTCTCCGCCAAATCCTTAAACCCGAAGTCTCCGGCGAGTAAGCCGAAACTCAAATTGTATCCGATGCGTTTCCACGCGGGCATGGCGCTAGCGTCGATCTGCTCTCCGAGTTTCGCCGCCTTGTCATTCAACTCGAAAATCTTTTCCTGATTAGCTCTGAATTGCGCGCGAATTTCGTCAACCGCTGAGGTGCCCCCCGCGAGACCACTCTCAGATCCGGTAAGTCTCTTCAACTCTTCGAAGTCTTTAGCGGTAAGGTTGGTCCCCTTCTGCATCAACTCGATTGCTTGCCGAGAATTATCAGTTTGTTGATTTTGGCGTTTAATCAGAAGTTCTGTGTTTCTGATAAGCGCCAAAATCTCGGCATTCAACTCACGATAGGCGTCGGACGCCTCGTATGCGGCTCTTGCCGACTCCATAATCCAGTTACCGAGTTGCAATCCGATAAGAATTCCAACAGCGGCGGCAGTCCCCGCAATGGTCCCAATCATAGCGGTCTTGAAAAGGAGCGCCGCAATTCGAACGCGGGTCATCGCAGCCTGCAAAGCAATGGATTGGGCGGTGGCCGCCGCCATTGTTTGTTGCAGGATGGCGAATTGCGCCTGGGCGCTGGAAATCGCCACCCCCAGAGAGTAAAACCCCGCAGCGAACGCGACGATTTTCCCCATAACCAGCAAGACGGCCCCAGCGGGGACCACGATGCTTATAAGAATCTCAGCCATCCTAGCCAGACTGGCGACTAACGCCGGGTTCTCTTTTACCCAAGCGCGAATAGAATCGACAATGCTGATAAGCCCTTGAACCATCTCTCTGATACGGGGCTTCAAAACTTCAAAAACTTCCACCAGCAAAGATTGGAAGTTTGACTTTAATTTTTCGGCGTCTCCCGCAAGAGTATCCAGTCGGATCTGCCGCACGGCGTCGGCAACGCCGGAAGCCTGTTGATTCAACTTTAGAATCCGATCAAAAGCTTCCGACCCGCCTTGGATCAAATTGATAAAAGACCTAGCGGCCCGCTCATCAAAAATCTCAGCGATATTCAGAAAATCTTCGTTAGAAATTTTCTGAATTCGCTCAAATTCTGCAACGATATCCGAAAGAGAATTCTTAGTTAGGTCGATACGGGAGTACGACGAGCCCACTTTTTCTAAAGCTTCGCCGAACTTATCTGCCTCCTCCCTAATCTGATTGAACGCTCTGGAAAGACCCGTTCCAGCTAGGGTTCCCCGGATACCCCGATCTCCTAGAATCCCCGCCGCGGCCGCCGCTTCTTCCAAAGTAACACCGAGGGCGCTCGCCGTTGGAGCGAGAATCTTCATCGTCTCGGCTAGAGACTCAAGCGTGGTATTCGAGTTGGTAAATGTCTGCGTGAGGATATCCCCGACGCGGGCGAAGTTGTCGGCTTCCAAGCCGAAAGACCGCGAGATGTTGGCTACGATCTCTGCGGTTCTTTGTAAATCGGTCCCGGAAGCAGAGGCCAGATTCACTACCGTAGGGAGAGCTTGCTTTAATTCATTAGCAGAAAACCCCGCCAACGCCAGAGCTTGTGCCGCCTGCGCCACCTGAGTAGCACTAAACTCCGAAATTTCGCCCAAATAGATGAACTGCTCGGCGAGTTCCGCCACGATCATAGATGTCGTGACACTATCTTCTCGGAGCCCGCCAATCACGGAGCGGACATCTGCTACGGCTTGCTCAAATTTCGCGCCCTCAATAATAATTGGAGCAAACCCAGCGGCGACCGCAGCACCGAATCCAAGAGCCTGTCTGCCCGCGTCCCGTAGGGCGAACGACAAGTGCCGCATGTTGCGGAGAGTAGTGCGGGAAGCTTCTGCGGCGATCTGGAGAGCGTCCCCGGCTTTCGTCATGTTGCCAGAAAAACCTTGCAGTCCGTTTCCGAAATTCTGCAAGGCATTCTTGAGATCGGCGAGATCCTTCATCCCATGTACGGTTGCGCGTACATGGACTACAGCTTCACCGAGATTTTTTTGAGTTGTCATAGCCGCTTTCAGCCTATTTACCCAACCAGCTTCGGAAATCCTCAGCTTTTGCGTGATGCGCTACGCGAACTGACTGGGCCAAGTCGCGCACCCGCTCTCTTCTCAATTTGACAGCTTCTTGAAAGAGAACTCTCAATTGAGTTAGGGTATGAGATCCCGCCTCCGCGACGGACAATCCCGTTTGAATACAGAAGTTGCTTAGGAACGAGACGAAAGTTACCCTTTCGGGTTCTTCGCCTCCGTGAAAGCGGGCAGAATCTTCTGTAGACCCATCTCTCGAAAAACCGAGAAGATCTCCGCGAAGTCATTAACTTTGTTAATGGCGGAAATCAATTTGAATCCGTCTGTCGCGGGGAGATTCAGGAAATAATCCGGATCTTTCCCCGTGGACGCCGCAAAGACTTCGTGAAGAACACCGTGGGTTTTTTCGTCCCCGGTCAAAGCCGTTAGAAAGTGCGCGTCCGGCTCGCTGCCCATACCCGCCAAAGCATTAGACGCTTTGGCTAAAACAGCGACCAAGGAATTGAAGGATAGTTCTCGAACGGAGACAGTCTCTCCGTTTTTGAACACCACGTCAACTCCAAGATTCAAGAACTTCTCAGTAGAGACTTCTTTCTCTTTCTTAGGAGCGTCAGCCCCTTTCGATTTCGACATTTGCTTTCCTCTTATCGGATGGTTTTTGCTTTTCGAAGGTGGTCGCGGAGATTGTTCAAACACTGGTCGTAGTGACGAGGTTCGACAACAGCCTCTTGGTTGTTGTACTTGAACATGACGCTGTTAAACGTCTGCTCGTCAGTTTCCAAGTCGAGAACAAACTCGAACACCCCACTCCGGTCAGAGTGAGGTTGCAACTTATCGAGGCGGGCCGGGAAATACTTCTGAGCCCACAAAAAACCGGCTTCTTGTAAATCCCTTGTCGGGTATCGCATAGTATCTATCCTTGTCACGGGGTTTGGGTTACAGCGGGAGCGTGACCGTAATCACAACATCGTCGCTGTCGGCGGTCGTAGTCGCCGCATGGGTGATGTCGAACGACATGCTGAGCGTGTCAAAGACATACTCAATCTCTTGATAACCGCAGGCGCAATCGCAACCCGTGGTATTGGCGGTCAAGTCGTTGGCGACTTCCGAGTTCGTTGCATTCGCGAGAAACTGGGCCAGCGCGTTCAACAGAACTTGCTTAATCAGTCGGCACGAAGTCAACGCATTGCAGTCGTCATCGACCGTGAAAGTCAAGGTGTCAACGGTCCGATTGACCACGACATCGAAACTCTCAATGAAGCACTCTTTACGAGAGCAGCTAGGCATTGTAAAAACTCCAAAAAGAAAGGGTTAGGCGCACGCAACGGAACTCTGATAAGAGCATCCGTCGTAAATACAACCAAAGAACCCGGTGTCGGGATCTTTGAAGATTTCGAACTCAATCGGCAGTTGCACCGCTTGATCTCGAAACATTTGGTATTCCACGGTCGTTTGCACGTTGACGGCACGATCAAAAACAAAGGTTCGACAACCGCAACCCGGACCCGGCCCCTTCACGGCAAGCTCATGCTCGTTAATAAAGCAAGAACTATTATACCCGAGGCACAGGGTAGTTGCGTTAGATTTATTAGCGTTCGGATACCCGAAAGCCAACAAGAGGTTGTCGAGCGTCACTTCCATGAGAGTCGCGGCCACGAAGAACTTTTCGAGACTGCGAAACTTGGAAACGATCCCAATGAACTGATCCGCGATGTTTTCAACATACTCGGATTCCTGACGGATGGTGACCCCGCCAGTCGTGAAACCCAAATCGCTACCGTCAACGCAAAGCGTAGCCGCGCCGACGATAATGTTTTCAGGATTTCCAGCCATTTTTAGACCTCATTAGGGTAACAGAAGAATCCATAATAGTCATCGACTAAGTACGGACATTCCGCATCGACTTCGAATTCAGCTTCCTCACCACAAACTTTATCCGACCAGACAAAGGCAGCTTGGACTAGAATTCGAAAAGAATCTGTGTCCTGTTCCAACATCGGGGCAATAATAGTCCTGAATCTGTACTCGGTTGAGACGTTTCTAATGAAATTATCAGAAACGTCGTAGAACCATCGCGTCTCCTCTCCAGGAGGGATAATCGTGAGCAAGTCGATTATCCGGTCAGCGATCATGGAGGTTTTCAACTGGTCACAAGAAATGCAATGGAACCCGACAAGGCTATCGCGCATTCTCGTAACGCCGTTGTTCTCCCCCAAGGGACCGCTGGCGATGATCTGTATGCCAACGAACGGGTAACGTCCGTGGCTTTTTGGATACCATTCCGCAATCCGCGTTTCGGCTTCCTGCCTCTCGGTATCCGAACCCTCTTTCAGCAAGTCAACCAAGACCGAATCGGTCAAAAGGGCTGATCTAATTGCGTCGAGAAGATTTGTGTCGCCGTATGCCATGTTATTTCAAGAACACCTGACCGAATCGGGCCATGACGCTATTGGCGTAACGACGAATATTTCCAAAAAACTTAGGGACGAGGATCGGGTAGTCCTTTTGACCATAATCCCGCAATCCCTGAATGATCCCCTGAGAGATTCTCAGCAAAGTTCCGGTATCCCACCCGACAACGGGACCGTACTTTTTCCAAACCCACTGGCGAATCGTTCTCGCGTCCGGCTCAAAAGGGGGGTGACCTTCTTCCAGGTTGACCCCGTAAGGAACATAATACCCCATCTGCACCGTAAGTTGGTCCCCCTTATCCTCAATGATCCCGGCTTTTATGCTCCGATAGAGATAACCTTTGTAAACGTGGTCTCCATTCGGGCGGGGATGGGCTAGTGGATCTGTGGCTTTGGACAGTTCCTTCTTGATTTTCTGGATAGTTCCGTCCAAGGGCTCGACGAAAATGTAGTTTTTCTTCTTTTCAAACCGCTCAATTCGGGTACGAATTGCGTTTGCGACCTTCTTAAACCCGGCAAAGTGGTAAGTTCCGCGAATCACAGCTTGGGTGTCCCGTCTGACTCGTCAAGTTCGGCTTGAACAGTCGTGTAAGAGTAGCGGGAATAGTCGTCCAACTGGTTCTTAATCATCAAAATGCGGTAATCTACGGGCGGACCCGTGAACCGCAAGAAACTAAACCCAACCGGCCAATCTGCACACGGAATTTTTCCGGCAACTTCTTCGTCAGCGCCGTCGTAAAACAAAGTAAAACTCCCGTCCAAGGGAGTTACCGACGTTTCCAAGTTGTCGCTAACGTAAGCGGCGGACTGGGTACTCCATTTCAGGAGCAACGGCCCCTCGGGAGTATTGATCCAGATATGAGGACCAAATCCCATTGGGACATCCGGGGGAGCGTAGACGTTCGGATCTACCCCCCAAGGAACTCGAACAAAATCATTCCGCAGAATCCGAGTCGGAATCGACTGAAATCCAAGAATGAATCTCCGCACCCTCGCCGCATCTATCCCCTGAATCTTCGGCGTCTCCCAATTCTCCGCAAAGAACCGAAGCTCCGAGGACCGACCCATCACTTTCTCGTACAAGAGTGTGACTTCGCACTCTTTCCCGATCCGCCCCTTCTGTACCTTGTCCGTTTTGCGAATTATCTGGAATGGGTGGACTAGGTTGAGGGGCCGGATTCGGGAGTTGGGGACGATTGACATAGATTAGCTCCGTTCCGTCAGTGTAAAACTTCTCGACTTTGAACCCGTCTTTGGGATCAATAATCTGAGGACCGAAGAACCGATAACCCCCAGCGGTGGATTGCAGTTCTT